TCTAAAGTTCGGCGGCCACAAAAACTCAGCGCCGTTTCCTTCTGCGGTTGTCGCCTTCGATGATCGCGTGAGAATGTGGAAACATAATTATTGGGATGCCCGTCAAGCATCCCAGTCAAAATAGGAGCCGGATCGTGTCGCGTCTTGAAGGGCCACCAGGGAACGAGAGGCGAGAATGCTTCGGGCCTAACTGTCCCAAGCCGGTTCTCCGGCGCTATGCCGGCAAGTCAAAATATTGGAAGCATGTTGGCCCGTCATTCGGCTACAAAGGAAACGACTACTTTTGCAGTTTACAATGCGCGATGGATTGGGCGGTTTTGAAATGCAGTTCCGGCTCTGAATACGATGGGCCGACAGAGCCGTTCGTAATGACGCCTTAGATTCAGAGGAGCCAAAATGGCCGACGAGAAAGTTCAACGCTGCGGCAGCGAAATGGCATGGGGAAATTGCCGCTTCCGTGGTGCCGAGGAAAATAAGACCGAGGACGGCTGCGAGTGTAAGGCACCACGCGAAATGTATTTCGATTGCGAATACCGCGCGATCTTCAAGCCGCAAGTCATAGATCGAATTTGGCCGGATAGGGTGGAAAAATGACCGCGCTCGTTATCTGCATCATCCTTCGGGTTGTAGATCGCGCATGTCATCTGATCTGGGCGCGTGAGTGTGCGGCCAAGGCCGCGAGCTAGAGGAGGGCCAATGCCGCAAGTGCTAAACCAACGCCGCGATGGTCGCCCGGATGGGTCGGTCTACATCGGGCGCCCTTCAAAGTGGGGCAATCCGTTTGTTATCGGCAAGGACGGCTCGCGCGCCGAGGTCATCTTGAAATATGAAAACTGGATTTGCCAAAGCATGTTGGTAGGTCAACTCGACGAGTTGAAGGGCAAAGACCTGGTATGCTGGTGCGCGCCGGCAGGGTGCCACGGCGACGTGTTGCTGCGATTGGCAAACCCACATAATTGAGGAGCGCGCTATTTCAGCGTAAATTTCCGGTTTCCGATTGCGACGTAGCCGGTGACCTCTCCGAGCTTCTTGGCTTCCTCACAGAGTTTTAGTGCCTTCTGGCCTTCGGCTGTGAGATCGCCGATCGTCATGTTGTCTTTGGCTGGATAGCTCACCGAAAGCATGATGGTGACCATGTCCATCTTTTTCGCTGTGGCTGGATTGGCTGGCGGTGTTTGCGCGTTCATGCTGTCCTCATTGAGGTGATGGCTCCAGCCTCGGCTGCGGCGTCACGCGCGGAACCGGATCGCGTGACATATTTTCCCACTCTCGCTCTGTGCAGACGCGCATGGAGCGCCCGGGGCGGCGCAACATGACGTGCCCCTTCACGCGCGCGATCATGCGAATTTCCCCAAATGTGTCGTACCGGCGCTCATCCGGGTAAATGGCTTTGATTTTGGCTTGGAGCCTGTTGGCGCGCTTTTCAGCCCGGAAGCGGTCGCGGGCGAACGCCGTAAGGGCTTTGCGGAGAGCCAGCGGCAAGCGACCGCGTCTGGTCACCCCGGCAAAGGCAGCAACGGGAAAACCAATCCGCGCAAGCTCGCCCCATGCCTTGTCGATCTCTTTCTCGCGCGCGACAGCACGCAGTCGCAAGGATCGGCTCACAGGATGCGGGCGTTCGATGGTGCGCGGGCGGCTCATCGGATGCGTCCCCTCAGTTCCACGGGAAGACCGTTGGCGTCTAGGTCCGGACGTAAGCTTATCAGCGCCCAATGCAAAGCGAAGACGATGAAGAAGGCAACGGCGATTGCGGCGAGGGAGCCGAGAATGGCGTGGATGGCGTCGCGGAGGATCATGCTGCGTCTCCTATGCGATCGAACAGGGGGCCATGCCCGAGCGCGGCAACGCAGGCCGGATTGAGCCATAGAACCTCGGTGCGCTTGCGCGCGCCATCGGCTAGAGCTGCTATCTCCACTCGGCGCCAGCCCGTCAACCGCTTTTCGTACAGGGCAGAGGCGTAACCTGAGAGCGCCACCATGCCGGTGAGGGACCGCAGCGCGGTCATGAGGTGCGCATGCTGGCGCGCCGTCATTTCGTGGCTGTAGGCGTGATAGCGGAGTTTTCCGCGACGGCTCTTGTTCGAGCGCGTTTCCGGCATGTAGGGGGGGTCGACGTAGTGCAGCGTGTCCGGGCCGTCGTGGCGGCGCATCACGTCAACCGCCGGCCGGCACTCGATGACCACACCGTCGAGGCGGTCAACAATCAGACGGTAGCAGTCCCGTAGGTTGCGCCAGTCGTGCGCCGGCGTAGTGCCTGATCGGTTCGATGCCGCCCTGAATCCGGTGCGGACCTGGGCGTTATGGCCATCGGAGCCAAACCCCATGAAGGATCGAACGACCAACCGCCGCGCTCGCTCAACGGGGTCCTTTGTTTCTTGGTACGATAATTCAAACTCGCCGCGCGCAAACGGCGTCAGTTCCAGGGCCGCGATGAGATCCGGGGCCTGTGACGACCGCAGGACGCGGAACAGGTTCACCACCTCAACGTCGAGGTCGTTGTAAATCTCGGCGTAGCTGCGCTCCTTCCGCAGCAGTACGGAAGCCGCGCCGCCATAGGGCTCGACATATACCCGATGCGCTGGAAAATGCGCAATAATCCATGGGGCGAGCATCCACTTGCCTCCGTGCCAGCGCAGGACCGGGCGCGTTGGTGTCATAGCTACCGCTTCCCCAGACTGCGCTGCAGTTCCTCGGCTTGGCGCTTCCACCGCTCCTGCACGGCGCGTCCGGTGGGGGATTTCATCGGTGTGCCACGGATGGCCTTGTTCGTGCAGCCAAGACAGATGCCGCTATCGACGGCACCTCCCTTCCCGCACTCGGCGCATTTCCGGTCGAGGTGCACGGTAACGGTTGGGGCGCTGGTCATGCTGCATCTTCCTTTGGTTTTGCCGCCTTTGGCTTGCCGGCGGCGATCCACTCGACGAGATCTGCGCGATTGTCCTTGACCCAATTCAATGTCTCCAAGGCGGTCTCCATGATGGCGACGTGCATGTCGGCCTCGGCTTGGCTGCGGAAGGCTTTGCCGGCGCCGATCTGACGAGGGTAAACCTTGGCCCGCATTTTCAATTCGCGCTCAACCTCGGAGATTTGGGCCTGGATGGAGTGCTTGCTCATTCCGGCCACCGTCCCTTTCCACAATCACCGCACTGATGCTGCCATAGGCCGTCGCTTTCGCGCTTGCGCCCGCGCCAGCCGTCCTCTTTCGCCCGGCCCCACAACGCGCCGAATTCCTCGCCATCGCTGCCGGCGATGAACTCGCCGCAGCCGTCGCAGACAAAGTTGATGACGCCCTTCTGCCGCTCGATCATCGGCGCCCTCGCAGGTCGTTGCGGCTCATGATCTTGCGGTTGCCTTCGGGGAACGGTCGCGACGGTATCTTCTGCTTACGGCGTGGCTTATTGAGCCCCTGCGCCCGCCGCACCTTGGCGCGTTTGTTTGCGTCCGAGCCCGCGCTGGTCGCCGGCGAGCCATAGGTCTTTATTGAGTTGCAGCTCGTGCGGCCGCCCTGCGTACACAGCGCTTGAAAGGTATCCGGCTCGTCGCTGCCGGTGAACACCCTCTGGTCGATGTGGTCAAATACGCAGGTCTTGGCCGTGATCGGAACGCCGCACTCAATGCCCCGATTCGGCAGCCCTGGGCACTTGCCGCCCTGCCGCGCGAGGATTGCGGCCTTCTCTTTGTCGGTGAGCTTGCGGCGCCGATCGGCCATTAGACGCGCTCCAATCGCAGGGGCAGGATCGCATGCGCCTCGTCGGCCGGGGTGGTAACCACGCCTTCGCTCACCTGTTCGGTCCCGCGATGGATGGCGCGGCGCATCGCGTCGATGAAATCTTCGCTCTCCCGGCGCCGGCGCACTAGCCAGAAGCTTCCATCGGTATCCCCCTCGTCGTCAGGATCGAGACCGTGCGGCGGATGACGGCACTTTTTCCCCTTGGTGCTCATTGCGCCCTCCAATACACGCGCCGGAAGCCCTTCGGCAGAGGCTCGGAGGATTCATGAACACGCCCGGTGGCAGCGAGGGTGCGGCAAGCGTTGTTGACCGTTGTTGGCGACCAGCAATCGATGCGCTTCCAAATTTCGCGGGAGCATCGCGGCTTGGCGTCGATTGCCGCCTCGACCATGGCAATCGTTTGCGGGCTCTGATGTGTAGTCATGTGGCCTCCTTCTTTTTACGCGGTGCTCGTTTAACGGGGATGGCGGCGACAGCCCGCCGCAGGTCGGGAACGGATTGCGCTGGCAGCTTGGCACTCTTGAAGCGCTGCTCGCGCATGGCGCGGAGAGCATCGGCCTTTGGCGAAGGCTGCTTGCTCACGCCACGCGCTCCTGCTTCTTTGCCACGGACGGCGCCGGCTGCATGAGGCGGCGAATGGCGTCGACAATGGCGCTTTCCATATCGTCTTCGCCGGTCTGTGAATTGAGGCAAGCTATCCCGTCCACAAACCATCGCTTGGTGACGATGCCATCAAGGCTCTTTAGTTCATCGCAGCGCGATAGGCGCGGGAATTGCTCGCAGCGATACCACATGCGCCATTCGCCGCTCGGGAGGACGATCATATCGCCTTCCGTTTTGTACGTGGCTCGCTTTATGTCGGCTCCGGTAATCATGCGCGGTGGCTCCCTCTGTTCAAGTCGTGAATTTCTTATCGATATGCACTTTCGTATTCGGGCCGATGCCGCCGGCAAAGGCCTCAAGCAAGACCTGCTCTGTCTCGGCGGCGGTGATGAGAATGTCGTGGGGAATGTCCATGTCGGCGGCTTTGATCTCGATATAGCCGCTCAAGCCCATGGAGCGGAGACGATCGAGATTGGCGTGTGACAGGCCAAGCAGCACAACGCGGGTGCCATCGGGATTTACCAGGATGGCTTTCATCATGCCGCAACCCCGCTTATAGGTGCCACCCTGGCCGCCGCGGGAATTGTGGGGGGATCGGCAGCCAGGGTGGGCTTTACCGCAGCGTCGGGGGAACGGACGCGTGCGGATGGGGAATTACCAAGGACATGCCTCGCCGACCAGGTCCTGGACGCGGGCGTAGACATCGCGGCGCTCGACGCGCGGAAGATAGAGTTCAAAAATCTTTTCCACGGACTCGGCGCGGAACACCGAGAAGTCCGGGCCCGACATGGCGTCGAAGGCAACCGACTTGTATTGCTTCCACGTCCCAAAGACTGGCGACGTGTAGACGTTGTGCCAAAGCTGGCAGTGGTCTTTGAGCTCCAGCTTGAGTATTTCTGGCGGCTTGCCGAGTCCCTCGGCAACCACCCCGACCAAAGCGTGCCACCACCGGTTTTCCGGTGACGATCGGTCGTAACTGATGCGGACCACGAGCGGCTTGCCACGGCGCACGCGCTCGAGCACCGCAAGATCATCCATTGTGCAGGGGATGATGCTCGGGGTCGGCCGCAGGGTGAATTCACCGCGAAATGCCACCATGTCCGTTGCTCTATCATCTGCTTACTTTCGTTCCGTTAACCGTTGCCCATGGCTTTGATCTTCTCGACTAGGCGCCGCAGCTCATGGTCGAAAATCTCGATGGAGTTGCTCAATTCCTTGATAAAGACCGGGTCGCGCTTGACCGGGAATATCGGCGCCTTCGGCATGCCGCGGTAGAAAAGCATGAGGTCGATCTCGTCCAATTCGCCGACCATGATGCCGCCCTGGACCTGGGCGCGGTGCTCTGGCGGCATGATGTCGCCCTTGAGCAATTGCGCGATCAATAGGTCCGGCGCCATCGTCTTGATCTCAAGCGCCTTCTTTTTTCCGATCAGGCCATCCGGGCTGTAGCCGACGATGACGTTAGTGCCCTTGATGGTGTTGCGGATAAAGCCGGTTTGGGTCACCTCGACGTTGCGGATGAAGGCATAATAATCGCGCGCTGCGGCCTCCATCCGGTTTCCTCGATCGGTATATTTGTTCGAGTATTCCTCTGCCGGCGCGCCCGTGAGCCGTTCGCCGGCCAAGCGGTAGAGCAACTTGCGGCGGGTCTTTGATGCCTCGCCGTCCTTGGCGTCGGCAAGGATGGTGGCGAAGTTCGATGCCGTCGGCAGGCCAAGCCGCAACAGCTTCCAATCCTCGGTCCCCTGGACCACGTCGTCGAACCGCTCGATCATGGTGCGGCTCTTCCTGTAGTGTCCCGGTAAATCAGCCCAGGTGCGATCACGCACTCGTTCGGCGCAAGCTGGGAGAGGGCGACAAGACCGTCGTCGTCCTCGACGGCAATCCGGTCGAACACGCTCTTAGCGCCGGCAGCCGTTACGATGTAGGCCGGGATATCCAATCCGTAATGGCTGCCGCAGGACGGGCCGTGCTCGACGATCTTCCGCTCGTCGTTCATGCTGGTTGTCGTGGTATCGATCATGCCGCAGTCTCCCCCTGCTCGCCTGCCGCCTTCGCGGCGCCTGCCCGGAAGCCATTAAGCGCGGCGACGGCCTCGTTGAAGCGCTTGGCGGGGATCGAGGCGTAGCTGTCCACGCCCATAAAAGCGCAGAACTTGCGCTTGTCGACGCCGTATTTGTCGGACTTGTCGATCAGATCGTCGAGCTGCTTGTCGCTGACCACCGCGTTGGAGCCGACGCCGTCGTTGTCCTCGCCGATCAGCGCCACGTCAAAAATCAGCACTTTGAGATAGCGGCGCCCGTAGCTCACGGTCGAGCCAATTCCCTGCACGCCGGTCTTGTTGGCGCCCCCCTTTGGCCCGGTCATGTCGCTGGGCAGGTCAATGAAATAGTCGCGCGAGTGGCCGGCAACGTGCGAGAGCTTCGCCGTGATGCGGTAATGGCCCGGCATGTTGCTGTCGGCGGTGCCGTAGGAGAGCGAGAACCCGTATTTGTGCGCCACGGGGTCGATGGCGTCGCTGATATCTTCGAGCGCAGCGTACTTGTTGTTCTCGCCCTTCTTGCGCTTGACGACTCGGGGAAGCGCGACCTGGGCCATTTGCAGGGCTTCGTTGAATTGCAGTTCGGCGATGCGGGCCTTTTCAGCGTTGCCCATGTCGATCAGCGCCTGCATCTTGCCGACATCGACGGACGGGTCCTTTGCCGCAGCCAGCAATAGCTCTAGCGTGGTCCGGGGCGGTGCGGCGATCGCGATAGCGGTGCCGGTGGTCTGCTTGTGGACCGCGACGGCGCGGGATTTGGTCTTGGCTTTGGTTTTCTTCTTCGTCATTGGTCTCTCCGATCGGGCGTGCCAAACTCGGCGTTATACATTTTCTCCCAGTGCCGTCCTTCGCGCCATTGATCGAGGCGGAACAGCCACCATCGCCAGCGCCACACGCGCGTCACCGGCTCTTCGCGGCTTTCGTCCTCATTGCAGCAACGGCATCCGTAAAATTCCGGCTCGTAGTAGCCGTCCACAAAGCCGCCTTTGCCGGCGCAATGTGGGCAGACGGGGCGAATAAAGTCGAACAGCGCCACCCCTAAGCCCCCTCGTCCTGATCGCAATTATTCTCTTCCTCGCTGCATTGCGAGGACGTGCCACGCGAGGCGCCTGCCAACCGGGCGGTTTCTTGCTCGCGGTACTCCAGCGGGCGCACCGGGCGCATGTCGCCGTCATAGGCATTTTTGATGTGGTCGCGCACAATGTCCTCTGTGCACGGGCGCAGGGCGTAGACCGAGCTACAGCCATAGAATTCCGTGACCGTCTTGTCTGTCGTCACCGGAATATCGATGCGCAGCAATTTGCCGCCGAACATTTCCACGTCCTTGACGTACCCGCAGCGCTGGCGGTGGCCCATCAGTTCAAGGATCGCCCACCCGTCGAATTGAACCTCTGCCATGTCCTATTTCCCTTCCTCGTTTGGCTTGCCGTATTCAAGAACGTATTTTTTGGCGTCATCCTTCGACATCGCCTCACCTTCCCAATCGTTGTAGATGTCGCCTTTCACCTCGTCGATCAGATCGCAGATGATCTGCTTTTGCTCGGGCGTGTCGTGTTGGGCCATCGCGCTCATGGATGAACCGAGTTCAACGTACCGCTTCATCATCTCCATGCAGCGCGGGCTCTCGTTCTCAAAGTCCCATCCCTTGAGGGTGCCCCACTTCAATGTGATTGCTAACATGCAGAATCCTCCCTCACATACGGGCCTACCAGTTTCATCCCGCGATTGCGGACGCTGTGATCCGCGCAGGCATCGCACATGCGGTAGGGGCCTTCGCTGCTTCCCGGCCGGTTCACGTCGATGATCTTCGTTGCCGGCTGGTTGCAGGGGAGAACGCCGCCGCCCGGCAGGGCGACGACCTCTTGGCATCTGCCGGGCTGAGCTTCGATCATCGCGTCACGCCTTTTGTGCGCCAGCCGATCTCGGCGCCCGCCATCTTCTCGTTGTGCCCGGTCGCGCGGGCCCACTTGCGGACGGCCTTCTCGACCTCGTCGTCGGAAAACATATTCCAGACCTTGACCTTGTCGAGTTTGTCGCGATCAGTGACGTAGGCGTAGGACTCCCGCGCCTTCGTGAGCGTGACGCCAGCGCCGTCCTCAGTTACGCCACGGGTTCGGACGAGATCGGCCGACTTTGCCAACGTCGCTATATGGGCGTCTTGAGCTGCGTCGATCGCCTTCTGCGCATGATGCTCGGCGCCGATCGCTGTCCCGGCTTGAACACCCGCCGCTTGCGACGCCTGGGTCGCGATCTCCGCTTTGATCTCGATCTGGGCAGGAGCGCGAGCGCGCTCAGCTTCGAGCTGCCGCTCTTCCGCCGCGCGTTTCAGCCGATCTTCTTCGGCCCGCGCTCGGTCAGCCCTTTCCTGCGCTTCGCGCGCAAGCCGTGCAGTTTCCGCCGCCTCAATGGCCAGTCGTTTGCGCTCGGCCTCTTCCTTGCGGTCCTGGTGGGCATTGATCTTCGCCTGCAAGATGTCGATCCAGCCAGGGCTGGTCCGGCGCTCGTTCTTGTCCTCCGGCTGGATCATCTTCTGGAGGCCCTTGAAGAAGGCGTTGGCCGCGTTCATGCGACGGAGGTTAGGCTCAACCTCGACGACGCGGGTATTCTCCAGCCGCGCATAAAGATCGCGGAACCGCTTGATGATGCCGCCGGTCTGCAGCGCGGTCGGATCGTCGGTAACTTCCTCGATCTTCTTGGCCTCCGCTCCCAACTCTTCGAGCGTGTTCACAAGGCCACGGCATTCGTCGACGAGGCGCGCGGTCTCCATCTTGGCGTAGTCGGGCGCCTCGTTTGAGCCGATGACGGCGCGCGGGTTAGCGGCTGCGGTGTTCATTGTCGGTGTTCCCTCTATGCGGCGTGTTTGCCGCGAACGGGAAGCTTCGCAGCCTCCCACCAATCACCATCCGGTAGCTCGATCAGCACGTAGGGATGGTCCTCGACCTCCATGCCGAATTGATCGCAGGTGACGGCCATCGCGGCGCCTTCACCCATCATTTCCTCGTTGGCCTCAAGCGCCACCTCAAAGTCGATCGCCTTGCGCTCTGCCTTGGTGAGGTGGCCGGATCTCAGAACCTCTTTTACGTCCCTGCTCATGACCCTCATCCTGCGTTCATGATCGTGGCGATCTGGCTCAACGCTCTCGGCCGGTACTTAACGGCGCTCCGGCCGGAGCGGTTCTTGTGGCGCTCGTGGGTGCGCTCGATCATCTCGGCGCGCTCCAATTCGGTCAGGCGACGATTGACCGCGACATGGTCGATGCCAATCTTGTCGCCGATCTGCTCGGCGGCGAGAGGCGCAGCAGACGCATTCAATGCCCCCATGATCGCCGCATGGTGGCGCGCGGCGAGATCGTGGGCGCGCTGCGCTGCCTCTTTCGAGGTGGCTGGGTCATGCCGCCGCGCGGCTTTCTCGTAGTCGAATAGGTCAGTCACCGGCCAAGGCCTCCAAGAACGTGCGCCCGGCTTCGGTCAGGTCGTAGCGCTCGCCGCGATTGAGCAAGCCAAGCTCGATCGCCTGTTGCTCAAGCCGTTCGATGACCTCCGGAGGCCTCTGATCCCGCCCGCGGCAACGGCGCAGGGTGCCGGCAATGGCCTGCGACTTGTACCTGATCGAGCACTGTCGATCGAGGCAGGCGTCGCGCGCGGCGAGCATCGCGGCGGAAACGGTCACTCCGCAGCGCTCGCATTTGATTTTAACGCCGGTGTTCATGTTACCCCCATGGCCTTGGCGATGAATCTCTCGCTCACCTTCGGCTCTTTCGTCTCGCCGAGGATGAATTGCACGTCGATCACATCGCCGTCTTTCAGGTCGGCCCAGTGCTCGATGATGTATCGGTGCGCGACGGCATAGGTGCGATCACTCCAAAAATACGAATCGTTCGAGCAGGCCATGCCGTCACAGGATAAGTGTGTGATGGCAATGTTCGGTTCGCCGTCGCAAGGGTAGCCGCAGCGGCGCAGTAGATAGCGCTGTGCGCCGGGGTCGGCCTTGGTGCCGTATGGCGATTCGGGGATCGTCGGGTTCATGTCCACGCACAGGAGCGGAATGAACGTGCCCTCGTCGCGCAGCTCCAGGAGTTTGACTTTCATGTGGCCCCTCCTGTCGTCGGCTCGCGCCAGATCGCGGCGCCGCCCGTCTTAAAATGGAACTGCATGCACATCCCGCACCTGCACCTGACCGGCGCGATCGCGCCAGGATCAGGGTAAGTCTCGTGGCAGGATGGGCACTCGACGATGCGCACCACGGCCATCATGCCGGGCACGAATTGCGACGGGCGCTCGCTGATTTTGAAGATGGAGCCGTAAGAGACCTCGTCGGCGTAGTCGGGGACCTCGGCCATTACCGCGCTCCCTTGGCCAACTGGCTGTTGACGTAGGCGAGAGCATTCTGCTCGACTTTTACTGACTCGCGAAAGGTATCGTCCAATCGGCACTGGGCCAGATCGAGCAGAACCTCAACGTCACTGATGGCGTCGACCGGGTCGCGCTGATCTAGCGCGCAGATGGCCGTTTTTAGCCACGTCGATGCGGCCCGATCATCCATAATCGCGTTGCGTTGAGCCTTGTAGGCTTCGGTGAATTGCGCCATTTTAACACCCCATCCTGCGTTCAGCTTCTTCCTCGGCGCGGCAATAATCTTCCGCGTCCTGCTGCTGGCGAAGCTCGCGGCGCTGCGCTTTGGTCATCTTGGAGTGGTCGGCAACCTGGACTTTCCCGCTGCCGTCGCAGGCGCCACAGGTACGGTCGTAGCCGCCGCTGATGTATTCCTCGAAGAACTCTGGACCCTGCTGGTCCATTTCGTCCTGCGTATAGGCGCCGAGGTATGCGCTGGATTTTCCGTGTCCATCGCAAGCTGAGCAGATCACCCATTTGGACGGTAGCGCGACTTCGCTGCCGTCGTCGCAAAAGAGGATTGGTGCCTTCGTCCCCGGTCTCATGGTTTCCCCCTTGTGACTCGGTGCACCATGCACATAGGGCGCGGGTCAACCCCGTCAAGTGAATAATTACGCCGCGCGGAATTATCTTGTGATGGGTCAGCTATGCTGTCCTATTATCCCTTGATTTTTGATTGCGGGGCCTGTAACTAGCGAATCATGGCAAAAACACCATCCACGGGCAAACTCATCATTGCGCTGCGCGACAAGAAAAAGCTCAATCAAAAGGCCTTTGCGAAGCGCCTTGGCATCAGCGCGGCCAACCTGTGCCGGCTGGAAAACGACCAGCAGGCGGTATCGGCACCGCTGATGCGCAAATTCATGCGCATGGGCCTGTCCGCCGCTGATCTTCTTCGCGAACCGCCGTCCCGCACCAAAGCGGCCTGATCCCACTCCAAAGGGCACCCATGACACTTCCAGGAAGTACGTGGAAACCGTTGACGGACGAGGATCGGAAGTCGCGCCTGGATGCGGCGTTCGATATCGTGTGCACCGCTGCGGCCGCTGGCCATCGCTGTCCACAGAATGGCGAGCATGGTCTGGCCTCTGGCGCGCTGCCTGAACTCGCGCGCGCCGGCCGGATCAAAATCTATATCTACCCGCACAATTACCGAGTGATTTTAATCCTCGAAGGGCCGCACCGCGGCTGCCGCACTGCTGACGCTCCAACGGGCCGTCATCCCTGGAAACTCATCGACAAAAACGGCACCCGCGTCAACGGGGCCTTGAAAACTCCTGCGTCACGATCGATCCCGTCACTCGCCAAGATCACTGCGTTCGATTAACAGTAAGGGAGAATGGCAATGACCGCTTTAATCTTGCAAACGCGCCTGTCGTTACGCTTCGGTTTAGTCTGGGTCATCGAGGCGATTGCTCTCTTGCTTTGGTTGGCTGTGGTTTTTATCGTCAGTGCGATCGTGTTGCTGGTGTGGCAAACCTCTGTGTTCGCCGCGCCGAGGCACCCGCAGTTATCCGCGCAATCGTCTTATACTTTTGATGGGGACCGGTATGTTTGGTCCAGCAGCTCCGCCGCCGCCACCGCCGCAACGGGCTCGTCGGCGAAGCGTGCCGCGCGTCGTTCATCCTCCCGAGTTGGACAAGCCCGGGGTGGTGAGCGGCGCGCGGCCGCGCGGGATGGCTACGTCACGATCGACACAGCGGCCGGCATCGCCATCACCGTTGCATCCGAATTTGCCCCGAAAATTCAAGGGTTTATAGCCGATGTGGTCGCGAGCGGGTATCACCCGAAGAAAATCCACTGCGCTGCCGGTGGTGGCCATGTGGCCCACTCGCTGCACTACGTCGGCCGGGCCTGCGATTTCGACCAACGGGGGTGGGGGCTGACGGCGCGCTTCATGTACCACGTCAGCGCACTCGCCGAAAAATGGGGTCTGCGAGACGGCAAGGAATTTGCCGACTCCGGCCACATCGACGATGGCCCGCACCTCAACCGGCATGCGCGCATCGCGGCGATCAAGGCGACACCGTTCTATGGCGCGACGTCGCTTTACCACGACAAGCACAACATTCGCGTCAGCCGCCAATGACCCGCCGCACCGCCGGCCCGTGGCGCCCGTTGCCGCCGCGCCCGTTTCTCGGGCGCATCATCCTGGTTGGTTTGGCGGTGGTGATCGGCGCCTCCGCGCTTTGCATTTTCGCCCCGCGTGCGCGCGCGGAGTGCAACGCAAACCTCATGAAAATCCTTGCCTACGAGCACTCCAAGGACATGGCGCGGCGCAACAGCCTCGACCATGCTGGGTTCGAGGCGCGCGCGCGGCGAGGTGCCAGGGCCGAGAACGTGGCCTATGGGTATAAAACCCTTGAGGGCACCATGGAGCAATGGCGCAGGTCCCCGCCGCACGCGGCCAATCTCGCGCTACCAGGATGCCGTGGTGTTGCGTCGGCGCGGTCCGCCAGCGGGCGAATTTTTTGGACTCTCGAAATAGGTGAGTAGGGCCTTGTGGATTTCGGGGAAAATCCCGTAGCTTTGTTTTTTACCGAGTCTGTCTTGTCGTGCGTCCTGTACCCTGCGTTCGTGCAACCGACCTTCCTACAGGAATGCGTGCAATGAGCCTTCCGCGAATGTCTCTCCACATCGGAGATTATCGCAAGGACACCGGCCATCTGCGGGCCGCACTGCACGGCGCCTACCTCTTGCTCATCATGCACTACTGGGCGACCGGCGGCCTGCCGGCCGATGATTATCAACTTGCCTCCATCGCCTGCATGTCTGACGCGGAATGGAGGCGCGCAAAGCCCATAATACAAGGGTTTTTCGGGCCAGACTGGAAGCATAAACGGATCGAGACCGAGATCGCGGCGGCCACGGCAAAATACCAAAAGCGTGTTGCCGCCGGCAAGAAAGGGGGTCAGCAGAAGTCTAGCAATGCTACAGCAAAGGCCAAGCAACCAATAACCCTAACCAATAGCAAGAGCGAAGATGGTGGTGGTGGGGCGCGCGCGCGCGAGGCTGTGCCGGGTTCCTCTAGCTTAATCTCGAATGAAGCTATGGCGTTGGCCGACGATCTTGCGGTTGTAGCTGGGCACGATCCTAAATTCGTCCCCCCCGCATGGTGCGGCGCACCGATGCGTGTGCAGATGTGGCTCGATCGAGGTTGGACCCGCGAGGTAATTTTGATCGCCGCCAAGGGTGCGATGAGCGCCAAGCGAGACGGCTCTCCATCCACCGTAAATTATTTCGAGAAGCCGATCTCGCGGATGGTCGCGCAGCAATCAATTCCAATCGCAACCGTGGAGGCACTAAATGGAGCACCTGCAATACGTCCAGCAAAACAAGCCGGATGGCAGCAGCGCAGAGACGACTGGTTTGATGCTCTCGGAGAGCTCGGTGAGCACAACGCAGCAAACGGATAGTCCGCAGGTGCGCCGCGCTAAACTGGCGACGCAAGCCCTATTCAAATTGTTGCCGCCTCAGACCTTCGGCGACGCGCGTGCTTTTCTAGCAGCGACGACGGCAATCTTTTCTACTTATCCGTTGGGGGTCATGCGCGCCGCGATCGTAGAGATCGCCGTGCGCACGGAGCGGCCGAGTCTGAAGGTTATCAAGGAAGTGTGTGAGGAAATTTACGAGCCGATTCGGCACCAGGAATGGCGCGCGCAGGTCGCACTTGACATCAAGCGGTCCCTAGCCCCACCGCGGCATCCGCGCACGCCGGAACAGCAAGCCGCAATCGACGCCCAGGTCGAGGCGGCACGGCGCCAACTCGGCATCCAAGCGGGTGGGATGGGCCCCAAGGCGGTGCTCATGCCGCCATCGGCTGACGCGCCCTATTCCTCGCGCATTCCGCGGCCGGATGACGGCAAGCACGCGCAGCGCATCGCTGCGGATTGTGCAGCGCGGGCGGCGCGAAATGCGGTGCTGTCGGCATAGCCGGTTCCGGCTTTACCATGTCATTGATATAGCACTAGATTTTTAGTCTCAAATCAGGCATATCGACCTTCGCAACCGGGGGTCGGATGCCGGCGAATACGCTCTCAGAATTTGAAGACTTGCAGCCCGGCGATGAGGTCACCCTCACCGCGCGCATCGCGTATCCCAGCATCAAAAACGACCCGACTGTCTGCGGCGAGTGGCTCAACGTCACCATCGGCGCAAAGGGGTTTTTTCATAGGTTGTGGGTACACCGCAGCATTATCCCATCGCGGAAGGCTGCATCATGAAATTCTACAGGTAATCCAGTCTATTATCTCGCCGTTGTACCTGCAATGTTGTGAGGGAGTATGCTGGTGGCTGGACGTCCGAGAGAGAACGGCGCGCGCTATCCCAGCGGGAAGCTGCGCCCGCGCAAAACATCAAAGCCCGACATCGAGCCGATATCGCCGGCGCTGTGGGGGCGCATCAAGACGCACGGCAAGCAACTCTGCCTCGATCCTCGTCTCTCCACCGAACTCGGGCGCCTCGCCCTCCACGGTGAGCTGACAGCGGCCATGGTGGTCGCTGGATTTCGGGTGGCGGAGATTTACGGGCGCTACGAGGGCTTCAAGCGCCTGCGCCGATCGCCGAAAAGCCCATCGTACAACGCCAGTTACGGCGAGGCCGGCGTCGCCGAGGAATTGCTCGGAGCGCAGCAGATCGAAGACCTCGAGCGCAGAATCCGTGAGGCGACGCGGTCAGTCGAGTTGCTCGAAGCCGAGATACCGCACAATTTGCGCGGGCCCGTCCAGGACCTGTGCGTCTCCAGTCAGCCAATAAGCCCAGCGATTTATGAGGATATCCGGCAATTGCTCCAGCGCCTGGCGATTGGCTGGCACTTGCACGGCGCGCCGCGGGGAGACGCCGCGACCCCAGGGCGCAACGGGCGGCACGGGCCGGCGCTACATTTCAACAAGCACGAAGAGGCGCCGGAGGCGGTCACAGTGGCGATCCCCACACCGGAAAGCCCCAAAAAACCCAATTACGACCGCATTTATTTCATTGAGATCCTATGCCGGGAAAACCCTCAGATCGATAGCCGCCGAGCGGCCGAGCTCTACGACGAGACGCAGGCGCGCAAGCAGCGAGAACTCTTTAGGGCGGCGAAGGCGAAGCGGTCGATCGTCGCGTTGCGCGCTCAGTGAGCGCATTTCGGAAGGCGTGCGCGGAATAGTTTTCGGAATAAAAATCCCCCTTTCAATTCCCAAAATCTATTGATGGGCCAATCTGTTCGGAATTCAGTAACCACGTCGGCGGTCACCGCTTGCCTCGCGCGCGCGAAAGTTCGATTACCGAAATGCAGGATGGTCGTGGTGTGCTGCGTTATCGCCGCCCAGACCATCTAACCCCTTAACGCCACAGCAATTATTTCGGCCGAGAACGGCACCCATGTCCGGCCGCGTTAGGTGGTTCCGCGACGGAGAGCTCGTTGTCGGCCACCGCAAGACCGATCGCAGAAACAAGGCGCGGCGGCCGATCGCCGAGCGCTTGCGCGAGATCAATCTCCGCTCGATCGACAAGGCCGCGGCTCCGGATGCGCCGGCGGTGCGCATGGCCTTCCTCCTGCCCGCCAGCCTTCAAGGCTTTGTCGCGTCCGGTCAGCACGGCATCGGGGTGACCGTCATGGCGCGCGGCTTTGTGCAGGTGCGCGGCCACTCCGCCGAGCAATGCTTTGGCCTGGCGCGCGACTTTTTGGGCGGCGTCGCCCGCGATCGCCCGGCTTTCACCGCCTACGCCAGCCTCATGTCCTGCCGGGACCCGGACAGGTCTTTCGGCCGCCACCTGACGGTGGTGTCCGGCGCCCTGGTGGTCTCGGCCGGCTATGCCCAGCCCAAGGTGTTCGAGGCGCGCACCACATGAACGGCCTGGATCTTCGAACGATTGCCCACGACCTGCGGGAGGCGGCTGGCCGCGTCGAGCGCTTGCCGGCGCCGAGCGCGCGGGACCCAGAGGCCTTCCATATTGGCCGGTCCGAGCGCGGCAAGGAGCTTCGCGACATCGCCCGGCGCCTATGGCCGGAGCCGGTCCAGACCACCACCGGGACCGCGGCAACCCGCCGCTCATTCGCGCCTGCAGCCGGGCTCCCCCGGTCGCCACGTCGCAAGTAGGGAGGGCAGCATGACCAGTCTCGCTCGCAAGAGGGGCACACCGCGCCCGGCCGGAAGCTACCGCGCCGCTCGCCGCAACGGAGCCCGGGACATCGCCCGGCCGCTTCGTCCGGCAGGTGTCCCACGGCAGGCATGGCGCTTCTGGCAGGGGGTGACGCCGAACAAGCGCATCGACCCCACGGTGCGCATGCGCAAGGTGGTCTGGCTCAACGACGCATCAGGCAAGCCGGTCCCCGTCAGGACGCCAAGAGCGCCGGCAAAGTGCTATCCGGCAGGATGGCTGACCATGGCCGAGCGCAGGCAGGCAGCGGAGCGTTACGCTGTCACGGGCGCCCTGTAACGCACAACGCCTTAACCGGGGAGAAAGCATAACCGGGCCACATAGGCGCGTCGGGGACTTATGGCACACTTGACCCCCCCTAATCGGGCAGTGCGGACGGCGGAATGACCCCAGATACGTCAAAACAGTCTCTCGCCGCGGCGAAAAAACCGAAATTGGCGGCGTCGACGGACCTGCACGAAATCAAGCGGGCCGATAGCATCACGGTGACGCTGTCCGACCCGGTCAAGGACGGCCGGATTCGCATCAGCATCGCGTCGTTGGATGGCCAGCCTGTGATCGACAAGGACGAGCGGCTGGTGATCCGTCCGGAGCGCGGGCAGATCGTGCTCTACCGGCAGACGAAGGCCAAGAAATGAAGCGCGATGACGCCATTGCGCTCGCCCGCGCGGCTCTCAAGCGCGAGCACGTTCCGTTCGAGGCCACCGATCAGTTTGGCCACCAGGCGCTTGCCCTGCTGGACGCGCTCGAAGCGCTCGGGGTGCTCAAGTTTGACGAGGCGCGCGCCGCGCCACCCTTTCAGCCCTACATCGGGCTTGTGCACGGGGACGAAAAGCCGACCACGTCGTCCGATGTGCTCAGCGATCTCATGCTCGGGCCGCGCCAGTACGAACTAACCGGGAAGCGCTACTGGATTCTCGACCGCGTCGACGCGTGGCAGATCGTGAAGGCGCTGGAAGACGCAGGCTTCAAGATTGTTCGAACGGAGACATGACGGTGGACCCCACCCCCATCCAATCGTGCTACTTCGTCATCGTCAGCCCGGGCACGCTGATGACGGGGCTGGGCGGCCTGCTCGCCCTGTTCCTGTTCGCCTTTGTGGGCATGCTCATCACGGGGAGACACCGGTAAGTGGCTGATATTCAAGCTCAAATCCGCGAAGAACTGGCTGGCGTCGCCCGCCGCTTCGTGCAGATCGAGACCCTCGACTATGCCGAGATCATGGCTGCGGTAGGCCGGGTCCAGGCGCTCGCGCGCCAATTGCCCGACGCGCCGACACCGGAAACGGCACCGACTGCTGCCGCTGACGGGGCGCCAGCGCCGCAATCCGTTGCGCCTGCCGCCGCGGGCGCGCCGCTGACGCTCACCCAGCACATCGAAAACCTCGAGCACCTGGTCGCTGACGACCTGTGGACGCTGGCAGCCGCCGCCAAGCGCGCCGCGCGCGCCGCGGTCGCGAAGGTCTGACCATGCGGGTGGTGATCTCGGGGATCGGCGATCACCTAGGCACCGGTGGCCAACCGGTCTCCGCCGGCACGCGCCTCATGCTGGTGGACGACCCCGCCAAAGGCGTTAAAAACCGCTGCTTTCTCATAGACTTATCCAAGGTTCCTGGGGATTTGGTTGATCCTGCCATCGTGCAGGTCCAGTGGGGGCTGCTCGGCCGCAACGGCGAGCAGCGCCCAGGCGGCACCATCACCCGCCGGGACGGCGGCCGGCAGGTCTTCTTCGACGCCACCATCCTCAAGCCCTACCTCGACGCGTGGCACGCGCGCGCCGCCGAGCTCGCCGCGGCCGCACCCGTCGAAGCGCACCGGGCCGAGCCATGACCGACCACGTCATCAGCCGCACCGTCGGCCACGTCATCCCCCGACAGGACCAGCGCTGGCGCATTGACGACGGCCCACCGCGCTACGAGACTTTCGAAGAGGCGATTCGCGCGCTGCCGCCCGAGTCGGTCGAGCGCTTCGGCCCGCGGTGCCCGTATCCCAAGGGCGTGTGAGGCGCCAAAACTCCATGTTTCACGTGAGTTGTAAGAGATATCAACGTCTTAGCCACGGCGGATAGCGAGCGCGGCAACATGCTCACCTTTCTCATCGGTGTGGCGTGCGTGATCTGGGCGGCGAGGGGGCTGCATTGAGCGACGAGCAAATGGCGCTCCTGATGCTGGTGATCGGCGTAGCCGTCGTGTCGCTGGTCGCCGTCCTCATGGGGCTCAGCGACATTCCGCACTGAAAAGGGGATATTGCCCTCGACCTGCGATGGGGCAAAAACCCCTTTTTGCCCCTTGGTCATCTTACCTGACCGATGCTCAAAACGCGTCCTGGGGCTTCCTAGAGGGTCGTTTTTGCTGGATTTGGCCGAAAACGGCGCTTAAACGCCAAAATCAGCGGATTTTAGCAAATGACGATCGCCCCGCTCCGCGACGCCCTTTCGACGCTGCGCGCCGCCTTCCGAAGACCCGACGTCCTCGGCGTAGGCGAGGATCTGACCATCGATCTGCCGCTCGCCGCCGGCCTGCGCTTCGAGCTTTGGCTGACTGCCAACGCGCCGGCCGGCATGGCGATGGACGCCAATTGGATGAAGACCACCGGTGTCGCCGGCAGCTGGACCCGCGAAGTTACGATCGACGGCGCGCGCATCCGATGGCCGCTCCAAAGCGAATCGGGCCAGGACAACACCGTGCGACCGCGGCCGATGGCGCGGCTACCGAACCCAGAGGATCAGGACCATGGCAAAACCGTTCCGGCCAGGTGGCCATAAAGGAAAGCTACACCGAGAGTTGGGCATCCCGACCTCGGAGAAAATCCCGGCCGCGCGCCTCGAAGCCGCAGCCCATTCAAGCGATCGCGAAGTCCGCAACGACGCGATCCGCGCCGAGACCATGAAGCGATGGAAGCACGGCGCGCAGGGGCACGGCCATCGCGTAGGGCATCGTTGATGCCGCGGCTCACCGCCACGCACACCTATGCCGAGCTCGAACTCAGCCCGGCGGCCTATGACGAGATCGCGGAGAAGCTCAAGGCTGCTGGCTACGACCACTCGTTCATGGTCGGCGAGGACGTCAACGGCCACGACACCATCGACATGCACGGCATCGGCGTGACACGCGCAATCGCGTAAGAACGAGCCGCGCTTTCGAACGCGCGACCCGCTACGCGACTAACGGCAGATCAATCGGCCGAGGACGGTGCGCCGCGAACTCGCGGCGTGCTCCGCACACACAGACAAAGTCGTAGTGGTCCGGTCCGGAGGGGCAGATTTCAATCACCTGCACCTTCATATATGCGACCCGCACTCAACGCACAGCACTTGACCCGTTTTCGTGAACATTGGCCGCTCCTTTTGTGGGGCGGCTCATTGCCAGTCTGGTGACGCCGACTGCGATCTATCAAGTCTTGGCGCCAGCGGCTGTTCCGAACGGCTCACATATCTCCGTTCATTACCTGGATACCGAATGGCAGAAACTTGGACCGTCTCGCCAGATCAGACCAGCGCGACGGTCACGGGTCGCGCCCTCGTTTCGATCTGGAAAAAGCTCAATCCGATCTGGTGGTTTGGTAACGACACCGAGCAGACGCTGGCGCAGGTCCCGACTTATCTGCCGACGTGGCCGCAATGGATGCGCGTCATCGCGTGGAACCTGCGCAATCCATTGCAGAATTTCCGCTGCTTCGTCGTCGGCGTCCAGGACCGCAACTACACGGTCACCGGCAAAGCGCCGGTGCAGGCTGTCCAGCGCAATGATATCAGCCCGACAACGACCGGCTGGCAATGGTGCGTGCTGCACTTAGCCGTGCCGCTATTCTTCGTGAGCTACAGCGGGACATACGTGGTCTGGTATATCGGCTGGCAGCCGTCCGGCTTCTTTGGAATTAAATTCAATCTGGCGAATTCGCCCATCCAAGCTGTGTGACGTTTCATGGACCCCTCGATCCGCGACACCATAGCCAGGGTGGCGCAGGAAGAGGGCATCGATCCCAGCTACGCTCTCGCCGTGGCTGACCGGGAATCCGGCTTTAACCCGAACGCGCGCGCGTCACGCACGATCGCCGGCCTCTACCAAATGACCGGCACGCTGCGCAATCAATACGGCGCTGGCGACAGCGCGGATCCCGCGACGCAGACGCGCGCCTTCGCCGCCTTTACCAAAGACAACCAGGCGCAGATGGCGTCACAGCTTGGTCGTCAGCCGACCGGTCCAGAATTATATATGGGACATTTTTGGGGCGCGAACCGCGCTGCCGGCGTCATCGCTGGGCAGCACGCCGGATTAGCGCCATCCGATGTGTTCACGCCCAATGAGTTGGCGCAGAACCCGGAACTGGCGAAGGGCTCGAGCGCCGGCGGACTGGCCGGCACCATCATGGCCGATATCAGCCGGCGCCAAGCCAAGTATGGCGGAAACAGTGATAATCCTATCGGACACGGGGATAATTCTCCGGCCGGCGGTACAGATTTCGCCAGCTATGGCGACCCCAAAGGCTTCAATTTCGCGCAGTTCGGACAGTCCGCCGATGATGGCATGTCGAGTTCTTCGCCCGCCCAGGCGGGCGCAAAAATCGACACGGGCTCCGTTATCCCAGGCGGCCGACCAGGCACCGAGATTGATCTCGCCCAATTCGGGCAACCCGCGCAGCCGCCGGCCGCGCCACCAGCAACAGCACAGGTCTAAATGAGCAAAAAGCCCCACCACATGCACGCCCTGACAAAGGGCTCGGCCACCCACCTGCACAAGGAAGGCCACATCACCAAGGAACAGCACGACGAGATCGTGCGCCACGCCGAGCGCGGCATGAAGGCCGCGCGCAAGGGCAAAGAGAAAGACTGAGCCGTGGCCGAAAAATCGAACCCGGACATGGGCGTCATCATCGCAGGCGCCGGCGCCGCGCTGATCGTATTCGGCGCGCTCGCGGTGTTCCTCGGCTTTTGCGTGGACTGACCCATGGCGCGCGTTTCGTGGCACGGGCAGACATTCAACGCCGTGCCCTTGGAGCAACTGGCCAATGGCGACTGGTTGATGGAGGCGCGGGAGCACGGCGCGCGCTTCACCGTCGGCACCAAGATCGTCGTCACCACCAAGCAGATCGTCAGCATGGACGCCGCGGAAATGCCGGCGCCGGCCGAGTCCGCCACCGCCCTGCAGTCGGCTATGGACGCCGAGCGCGAGACGCTGCCAACCGTCGCCGAACTCCTGGCCAAGCGTAACGACCCGCCGCCGGCACCCACAGCGCCATCACCAGCACCGGACACCACCGACATGCCGTCAAAGCTCGCGCAGCTCGCCGCCCTCGCGGCAACGACCAACACCGAGATCGAAGCCCAGGCTGACAAGTCACTCAACCGGCTCACCGCCGCGCGCGCCAAGGCCCAGGACGGCCTCGGCAAGCTCGACGGCCTCACCGCGGAGATCGAGGCCGGCACCGCGGCGATCGAGGACATGGCCAACCAACTCACCAATGGTGCGCCATCCTTGGGAAAGTCCTGATCGCGCTGCTGATCGTCTTCCTGACGGTCACAGCGCTCGACGAGAAAAACACCGTTCTCGAAACATCGGTCGCCGCCAAAAAGGTCGACCGCATCACTCCGCACCACTCTGCACCGCATCGCACCATTGTGCACCACATTGCACCACCGCTGCAGATCGTGCCGTCCTACTACCTCAAATAGGAGGCCACATGGCCCACAAGAAACACGCCCACAAAGGCGCGCCCCGCAAAATGGAGAACGACAAGTTTGCCGTCGAACGGCGTACTTTCGGCCACGAGCGCAAGCCGCCTCACCCACACCAGGCCGGCGGGTTGCCGCCGATGGCCGCGTCCGGCCCGATGCCCGGTCAATCCGAGTTCGACGGCGGCGAGGAAGCCGCCCAGCGCCAGGGCATGCGCTCCGCCCGCGGCGCGCCGCCGACCGACGGCAGCAACGCGCCCGCGCCGCAGATGTCCGGCGACGGCGATTTCGACGACCTGTAGGCGCTCATGCCGGACCCGCGCTGCCGCATTGTCAACGTGCGGCCGAAGGGCAATCTGCGGCTGTTCCCGGGCGTTTCCAGGATCAACATGCCGCTGGCCTTACAGCCAGAGCCCAACGTGATCGCGATGGTCGAGCACCTGCTCGATCGCGCCAAACGCGGCGAGATCCAGGGCGTTGCGGCCGCGCTCGTCACCGCCGACGGGCAGACCGCGTCGAATTGGGCTGGCGCCGGGCGGTTCTCCTGCGCGCTTCTGATCGGCTCGCTCCAGGTCCTTGCGACTGAACTGGGGCTGGATTCTCTGCGGAAGCCTGCAATTTCACCATTTCCAGACGAGAGCGCCTGATGCGATACCTCGCGCCGCTTGCCGTTGCTGCCGTCATGGCGGCGTCGTTCCCCGCGCGCGCCGGCGTCGAGGACACCATGCGCGGGGCAATCGATTCCGAATGGTCCGGCAACCACGAAGCGCAGGACCGCGACTGGCAGCAGTTCAACGACCAGCGCAATGTGCCCCGCCCGCGCGCGCGCCATTTCGATCCGATCCCCGGCAAGCCCTGCGACAAGTGCAAGACCTTCCGGAAGCCGCGGGATTGAAGCATGCCGTGGGGCCCCGAAGACGCCAGCGCCAAGACCAAGAAGGCGAACACGCCGAAACGCCAGCGACAATGGAGCCACATCGCCAACGGCGTCCTCGCCAAGACCGGCGACGATAAGCGGGCGATCATGGAGGCAAACGGCGTGCTCGCGCGCGAGGCGCACATGCCGGGCAAGACGGAATTCAGCGCCGACGAAGAGCGCGCCATGCGCCACGCCCGCCGCAAAAAGCGCAGGTAACCCATGGGCTTTACCCCGATCATCCCGTGGAAGTCCGCCTGCAACACGGACAGAGAGGCGCGCGCGGCGCTCGACGGCCATTCGCCGGACGTCCCAAAGATACCTGCGGTCATGGGTCCCCCGACCCTTTGGACCGAGGCGCTGGCCGACAAGATCATCGAGCACCTCGGCGCGGGCATGACCTTCGCCGCGATCGGGCGCTTGGAGGATTGCCCAAGCCGGCGCACGCTTTACCGCTGGTGCCGGGACGACCTCGAATTTGCCTTTGACTGCGCCCGCGCGGAGAGAGACCACAGCGCGGCCGAAGCCAAGCGCATGCTCGATGAAATGTTCCGCGCCTGCCGGGAGGGCGTCCAAGCCGGCACGCCGCAGTCGATAGGCGAGGGCGAGACCACGCTGATCCTCGAAGCCAACCCCAAGATGACGCAGACATACGCCGACAAGCTGCAATGGGCGATCGAGTGCGAGTATCCGGAGAAATACGCGCCGTTCCGATATCGGCAGGTCGTGGCGGCGCCGGTGGCCGCGATCGGTAACGGCGACGGCGCCAAGCTCATCAACCCCACCATGCCGCCGCGCGTGATCGAGAGCGATCCGATGCACGAGGCCATCGCGGCGTGGGGCAAAGCCTTGGCCACATTCAAATAATGACGCGGTCTATACAATGGCAACGAGGGAATTGCGCGGCAGTCGATATCTGACCGCGCGCAATGAGCCGCTCGCTAGGTTCATCCTCGACCAACTGCCGTTCCTGGACTTTCAGGAGACCCTGGAGTTCTACCGGCGCATTGAGCCGACGCTCGACGACAGCGGACGGGCACTCCTAGGATGCAATGATCGCTACTACCTTTTCACTGGACTGCTCGGCCGCATCGACGGGCTGCATCCGTGGCTATTCGATCGCTGCCGAGAGGTCGAGGCCGATCCCGACGGCCACATCGATTTGTGGTCCCGGTTCCATTTTAAGTCTAGTTTGATTACTCTCGCCGGTGCCATTCAAGAGATCGTGGTCAATCCCGAGATCAAGATCGCCATCTTCTCGGTGGTCAAACCGATCGCCGCCGCCTTCCTTTCGCAAATCAAGGAAGAGTTCGAGAACAACGATCATCTCAAGGCCGTCTACCACGACGTTCTCTACGCCAATCCGCGCACGCTTGGCTCCGATGGGCGCCCGGCAAAGTGGGGTGTCGCGCGCGGTATCACGGTCAAGCGCAAATCGCGGCCGAAGGAGGCGACGGTCGAGGCGCACGGCCTGATCGACGGGCAGCCGACCTCCCGCCACTTTGACCTGCAGATTTACGACGACGTTGTCACGCAGGACTATCTTTCAGAAGAGAGCATCCGCAAGACCACCGCGCGCTGGGAAATGGCCGATAACCTCGGCTCGCACCTTGGCGTGCGCAAATGGATGCCTGGCACGCGCTACCACTACGCCGACACTTACGGCATTATCATCGAGCGCAAGTCGCTCAAGCCACGCATCTATCCGGCGACGGACGACGGCACGCTCGAAGGCAAGCCGGTCTTTTTGACGCAAGCCCGCTGGGACGAGATCAAGCGGGACCAGCGATCGACCGTCTCCGCGCAGTGCCTGCTCAACCCAATCGCCGGCAACGAGGCGACGTTCCGCTCGACCTGGCTCAGGTTCTACGATGTCATCCCGGCGTTGATGAACGTCTACGTCCTTGTCGACCCCTCGAAGGGCTCCGGCGATAGGTCTGACCGAACGGCGATCGCAGTGATTGGCGTGGACGCTGGCTCGAACAAGTACCTGCTGGATGGCGTTCGCCACCGCATGAAGCTGTCAGAGCGATGGGAGTTCGTGAAGCAGCTCAAGCGCAAGTGGGAAAGCCACCCCGGCGTGCAGATGGTCAAGGTTGGCTATGAGCGCTACGGCATGCAGGTAGACCTCGAGGTGATCGAGGACAATATGCAGCGCGAGAACAACCACTTCGAGATCGAGGAAATGAACACGCCGCGGCAGGGCGGCCACTCCAAGGACGACCGCATCGGCCGGCTTGAGCCAGACCTAAAAGGAGGCCGCTTCTATATCCCCGGCATCGCGCACCACCCGGATTTCAACGACAAGGGCACCGGCGTCTGCATGGTTGGCGTCTGGACCGAGGAAATGGCCAAGATATCCAAGGAGCAAGGGCGCCCCTCGCCGAACAATGTCGGGCAGGTATTCTACCGGCCCATGCGCGGGCTGACCAAGCGCCAGCAGAATTGCGAGATCACGGCGCAGAAGCACCGCATCGTCACCGCCATCAAGCGCCGGGACGAGAACAACGACGTCTACGACGTGACGCGCGCCTTCCTGGAAGAGCTGCTCCGTCACCCCTTTGCCCAGTACGTCGACTTTATCGACGCGGCGAGCCGCATTTACGACCTTGATCCCCAACCGCCCGTCGCCTACGAAGCTCAGAGCACAGAGCCAATCGGCATGGAATCGGACCAGGTGGCGCAGCTATGACGCGGGAATGGTCGGCGAACGGCATGCCCACGGCCGACGATATCGCCCTGGCGATCGTGCTCGCAGCACGCGAATACGGCGAGGACCCGATCGAGGTGGCGTCCAGTGGGGGCTCCTGCTGCGGCGCGCGGGAGGCGGCCTTCGTGTCGCTTGAGTGCGTCTTCCCCTTGGCGCCGAAACCGATCCTTGCTCGCCTGGTCGGTGCCGGACCGAATTTTCTCGCCACCTTCCGCCGCGGATGGGGCAAGCCGGACCGCAAGAAGGCGTATCAAATTCAGGTCAGCATTACTGACGCAATCTACGCGCAGCATTCCGAGGCGCGAATTATCAAGCCGGCACCGACGGTTAAGGCCCCGATGCGGCTCGGCATGCGCCGCAGGGCCGTCGTCGATTGTCTCGACGTTACGGCCCATGTTATGGGTGATCCTGCGCCGGGCCGCTCTGCGCTCGCGCAACGAGGCAAGGATGGTTGAACTATGCCGCCCAACATCGCCTACGCCCCAGTGAAGAGCGGGAACATCAAGGAAGTCGGCTACGATCCGGCTTCGCGAACGCTTGGCGTGCGCTTCCACTCCGGCGCGACGTACCACTATGCGGACGTGTCGGCAGAGAAGCATGCCGCCCTGATGGCGGCTCCGAGCGTTGGTTCTCACCTGCACTCCAATATCAAAGGCGCGCATGCCTCGACGAAAGTAGATGCTCGTTAAGCGCATCAACGAATAGGGGCTTCCCATGGCGCCGCTCTATAAACCGCCAACCAAGGTGGTGACCACGGAGGTGCCGTACCTCGCGCTGGTGACCCAGTACGATCCCGACTTCGAGCGACGCAAGCACCGCGAGGTGCAATACACATTTTCCGGCCAGATATTCTTTGCCGATCCGTACACCGCAAACACCTATGACCGGCGCTCCAACACGTACCCAGTCGGCCAACCGTACGGCGGACTCGATCCGCTCATCGAAGCTGCGCTCGCGCCGACCGTGGGCAACCCTGTGCCTGGCCTTTACGAAGGCGTCGACGACGGGATGGGCTGGGCCTGACCGCATGGCGAAGAAGTGCGACACGCCGCGCAAGGTCACTCTGCGTGGCGATCACTACGACGTGTGGGTCTGCGAGCACGGCCATGTCCACATCACTTTTTGCGAGGATGGCGTCTCGGTCATGATCGAGACGAGCATCGAGGCCTACGATTTGGGCAACGCGATCCTTCGCGGCTACGACGAGATTGAGGGCATTCCTCCCGCGTCGCGCCGCGCCTGACACCAATCCACCCTTATCCGTAACCTGATGAACCCGCCTTGGCGGGTTTCTTCTTTTGGAGAGAGAAACGCCATGGCGCAACAGACAGTCAACAGCAATTCCGTGCAGCCCTTGGGCATCCCGAACACGGGCTCAAGCACAGAACAGGGCGATACCTGGGACGCGGCCGTCGTCAAAATCAATGCGATGTTCACCGACCTCTACACCGGCGCGAAGGCGATGATCGCCGGTCTGGGAACCGCAGTGTTCGGCGCGTCCGGCAATATCAGCACGCAGGTCGGCGTCATCGGTTCCTCGGCCACCAACACCACGCAGACGCTTTTGAGCTATGTGCTGCCGGCGAAGACGCTCAATGCAGTCGGCAACGGCATCATGGTAACGGCCTTTGGCCAGAAGGCGGCGAACGCTGCCGGCTGCACGCTGGCTCTCACCGTCGGCGGCATGACGGTCAATACCGGCAACGTCACTTCGAGCGGCTCGAGCTGGATGATGGAGGCCATGTTCTTCAAGAGCGCCTCGAACGCCCAGGTCGGCAACCTCAACGCATTGACCGGTCTCACCCCGGTGAAGACGGTTTCCGGCACCGACACGTCCGTCGACACCGGCACGATCAACATCGCGGTGACCATGCTGGACGCCTCCGCCGGCCAGTCGAATATCCTGCTCGACGGACTCATCGTCGAGTTCTTCAACTAACCGCGCGGCGTTTACCTTCCCGCAAGGCAATTGCGGGTAAGGGGACGCCATGTGGTTCATGCCTTCCTACGGCCGCCCGGACGCTCTCCGACGCATGTTGGAGGCGCCCGGCGGCTGGCCGGATCATGTGGTTGTCCTTGTCAACGAGGACGATCCGGCGCTGAAAGAGTACGGGCGCGTATTCACAAGCGCACTCCCGCGCGATCCTCCGTGGCGCCTGCACTTCATCCCCGCCGGCTCCCGCTGCTCCGACGCCCACCGCTACATCACCACCAAATGGCCGGACGAAGCCTTCTACGGGCTGCTGTGCGACGATCAGTGGCCGGTGACGCCAGGCTGGCATGAGGCGCTGGTCAGGGCGGCCGGCTCCAAGTTCATCTCGACGCCGGCGGGCGAGCCGAATTTCCCGCTGCTGCGCAACGCCCTCGTCCTGGGCGGCGACCTGGTGCGCGCCATGGGCACGCTGGTCCCGGCGCCCGTGAAGCACAACTTCGAGGACAATATCTGGGACCGCATCGCGGCCGACTTCAATATCCTGGTGCCGCTGCCGGACGTTATCGTCGAGCACCGCCATTGGGTGCACGGCACGGCAAAAAAAGACGCCACCTATGAGCGGGGTTCCGCCGACGCCATCGAGGACCGCAAAATCTTCGAGACGTGGCTGGCGAGCGCCGATCGCATGGAAATGTGCCGCCGCATCGGCAAACTGCTTGATGTGTCGGGCATAACGACCATTGACCCCAAAAAGGTCCGGCTTGCCATCGTGGTGCCGATCGGGGACGAAGTGGTCGATATCGCCTATCACAAGTCGCTCAACGCCACGATTATGCTGCTGGCGCAATGCGGTATCAGCCTCTCGATCATGGAGGCCGCCGGTGGGAGCCACATCGGCAAGGCGCGAGAGCGCGTGCTCTGGCTGGCAATGCACGACTACAAGCCCACGCATCTGCTGTTTATCGATGCCGACATGGGATGGGACGCCAAGCAGGTCACGCGGCTGCTGTGCGCCGACCATGAATTCGCGGCGATCGCCGGCGTGCGCAAGACCGACGAGGTGAAGGTCTGCTGCAACTTCCTGCCGACCGAAGAGCGCCACCCGGTCACAAACTTCCTCAAGGTCCGTGACGTGGGCTTCGCCTTCGTTCTGCTCAAGACCTCCGTGGTCGACAAGCTGTGCAAGGCCTATCCGGATCTCGAATACAATTGCGGGGACAAGCGCGAATGGGCGCTGTTCCTCGACATGATCGATAAAAAAGACAAGACCAACGGCCTCCGCGGCGAGCGGCTGTCGGAGGACTTTTCCTTCTGCCGGCGCTGGCGCGCCATAGGCGGCGACATCTTCCTCGACGACGAGGCCGCGATTATCCACGCCGGCCGCAAGGAATACACCGGCAGAGCCGCCGACAAGTTGCCCTACGCAAAACCGGCCGCCACCGCTTAAAGGCTTCCCATCATGTCGCAGAGCGAAACCTCCGGCCCAAAGATAGGGCAGACGGTGATCTATTCGCCGTCGGCCGGCGTCACGTACCCCGCCATGCTGATCGCGGTCGCCGCAGGCACCGGGCTTGTGCGCCTCACCGTGTTTCAGCCAGGCGCGACCTTCCTCGACGCACAAAACGTCCCCTACGACTACACGCGCAACATCGTGTTCCCGTCCTGGAGCTATCCAGGGCCGCAAAGCGGAATTTGACGCATGCCGCATGATCCCGTGATCGAGAGCCAAGAAGTCGTCTTTCGCACGGGCAAGGACACGCCCGATCGCGTGGTGCTCAACCGGTACGAGGCGCCGGCTACGCCGGACAGCGGCATTGCCGAGGACCCCTATAAGGCGTCCGACCTTGCCGCATGCGCGCAGGCCATGCGCACGCTGGAAAAGCACTACCCCGGCCACTGCTTCCGCGTCATCCACGACAGCAAGCAAGGCATTTGCCTCATGTCGATCCCGATTCTCATGGGGATCAACAACTACATGGCGGTCAATCTCAAGACGCACGCGCTCGACGATAGCCGCGTGATGAAGGCCGGCGGCGAGATACTTGAGCGCTACGGGCTCAAGCGCGGCGGCTTCGAGCTGACGCCGTTCCTCGACGCGCGGGCCAAACACTCGGCTCTCGTCGTCCCCAGCCGCAAGGTGCCTGGGTGAAAACCCGGGCCCCGCGCCTCGCGACCAACCAGCAACTCTATCGCTCGCTGCTGGTCCTGCGCCAAGACGCGATCGCCCGCGGCTTTCTCGGTCCCGGCACGCGCGTCTATGGCAACTCGCTGATCAGGCTCGGCACCGAACTGCTGGCGGCCGGAGTGACGTTCGATCAACTGCCGCGCCTAACCGCAAAGGGACCGCATGAAACCTAAGATGATCGCCGGAGCGAATGCCAACCCGGGCGCGCCGCGCGGCTGGGACCCGAAGAAAGACGGCCACTGTGGCACGCTTCCGATCCGCTACACGGAAGACGCAGACGGCCGCATTGCACAATGCGAGAGCGCATGGGAGCCGAGCGCGGAAGAACTCGCCCTGTTGAACGCCGGCGGCTCCGTCATCCTTCGCGTAATCGGTTGGCAGGTTCCGGTCGCGCTGTATGTCGAGCCTGCGGACAAGGCGTTTCAAAACAGCAGAAGAAGCCCACGCGGCATATTGTGCCGCTGCTTCAAAATACTTCGGCAAATTCGCTAGAGCCGCCTAACCAATCACTGCACGGATTGAGAACCGCGCGATCGACGCGCAGCAATCCTGTATGCGGGAGTGCTCCCCATTCTTCGATCAAAACCAAGTGGCGAGGACGGCACCAATGGTGTCCGGGCGATGCCAATTACGATAAACCAGAATGCCGTCCCACCGGGCGAGGACGGCTTGACCAATGGCGCCGGCTACGAGAACGACGCGGCCGCGCAGGCTGAGCATCCGGACGGCAACGACACCACCACCTCGCGGCCCAGTATCGACTTCCTTCAATTGGTCCGCGAGGCCGAGGATCAGTCGTCGCTCTATCAGGCGCAGGTCAACCGCACAGCATGGTCGCAATCCCTGCGCGCCTTCCACAACGAGCATTACGTCGGCTCAAAATACACCAAGCCGGAATGGCGCGGCAGATCCCGCCTGTTTGTGCCAAAGACGCGCGCCGCAGTGCGCAAGGATGGCGCCGCGGTCGCGGCCTCGATGTTCAACAACATCGACGCCATCAACTGCCTGGCCGGCAATGACGGCGATCCCGTACAGCGCGCATCGGCCGCGCTCATGGAGGAACTGGTCAACTACCGGACCAACCGGTCGTCGGGCAAAGCGGCGCTGCCGTGGTTCCTGGTCTCGATGGGCTGCCGGCAGGATTCGGTGCTCACCGGCGTTTGCCTATCAAAGCAAAGCTGGAAGCAGACATGGCGCAAGACCGGCGCCACCCGCGCGCACGAACTCAATCCCGCGACGAACGTCTATGAGGAACGCGAGCGCGCTCACTATTCGCTCGATATCGACCGGCCCGACATGCAGGGCATCCCGGCGGAGAACTATTGCATCGATCCGGCCGCGGACTGGACCAATCCGGCGCAAACAGCGGCCTATCTTCTCATCAAATGGCCGATGCAGATTGACGAAATTCGCGAGAAGCAGGACGCGCCGGTCAATCCATGGAACGAAGTCGACGAGTCGGTGCTGAAAAGCTCGGTCGAGAACACCAAGTTTGACGCCTCTGCAATCCGCCGCGCGCGAGAAATGGGCCTCGATCGATACGACGAAACCCAGACCGGCATGACCTTCCAAATCGTGTGGGTCTATGAAGTCTTTATGCGGGTCGAGGGCGAGGATTATACCTTCTACTCGGTCGGCGATAAGGACTTTCTGACCAACCCCAAGCCCGTCAGCGAGGTTTACCCGGAGCAATTCGGCGAGCGACCGCTTGCCTTGGGCTACGGCGCGCTCGAAGCGCACCGCATTTACCCCATGGCGCCGGTCGAGTCGTGGCAGCCATTGCAAATCGAGACCAACGATATCCGCAATCTGGCCTTGGACGCGACCAAGCAGAACGTAATGCCGATCTCGAAGGTGAGACGCGGTCGCCAGATCGACCTCGACCAGGTGCGCAGGCGCTCGGCGGGGGCCTCGATCATCGTCACGGACCCCACCGACGTCACATGGGAGACGCCGCCGCAGCTAGGGCAGGCCCCGGTGGAAATGGGGCGCGAGCTTGGCCTCGAGTTTGACGACCTCTCCGGCCAGCAGAACTACGGCACGGTCGAAAACAACAACGCCCTTGGCAAGACCTTGGGCGGCTTGAAGCTTGCGGCTGGTTCCGCCAACGCTGTGCAGGAATACGATATCCGGGTCTGGATCGAGACATGGGCGCAGCCAGCGCTGTCTCAAGTCGTGCGCCTCGAACAATACTACGAGAGCAGCGCCAAGGTGCTCGGCTTGTGCGGGCAGAAGGCAAAGCTCCTGCAAAAGTATGGCGTCAGCGCCATCACCAACGAACTGCTGGAAAACGAGATCACCGTCCGCGTTTCGGTCGGGCTTGGCGCCGGCGATCCCCAGCAGCGCCTAGCCAAGTTTCAATCGGCGACGCAAGTCGTCGCCCCATTGCTGGCGCAGACCAAGGAATTCCAGTCAGGCCAAGTCGAACTCAATTGGGAAGCTGTGGCAGAGGAAGTGTTTGGCGCGGCCGGCTATCACGACGGCGGCTCGCGCTTCTTCAAGGACAACGGCGCGCCGGCGCAGAACCCCACCGCCGCCCTCAATATCCAGAAGCTGCAATCGGAAATCGAGAAAAACGACCGGATGGGCAAGGGGTCATTGCTCACGGGCCTTGCCAACGTCGCGAAGGTCGCGCTGGGCAAGAAAGACTTGGAAGCGAGCACCGTCGATATGCTCATGGGGCACCAGGAGACGGCGCGGCAGATGGGTCAGGCGCACGGTCACCAGACTAACCAGACGCGGCTTGCCGCCATGGAACACGGCCACCGTCACGGCATGGCCATCAACGAACATCGCCGCAGCTTGACCAACGACGCGCATTCGCGCGCCCAGGCCGAGCGCGAATTTCAGCAGAATCAGTCTGACGCTGCTGGTGGGGGTGCGGGGATGGATGGTGCCGAGGCGGGAAGCGGGCCTTCCGGCCCCGCTCCGGCCGCACCGTCTAGCGCGGGTGCTCCGGCCTCGCCCTCTGCATCCCCACCTCCCGACCATGCAATGCTCGCCCAACTACTTGCGGCCGGGCACCTGCAATTCACGCGCGGCCCTGACGGTCGCATATCCGGCATAGCGATGCCGCCGCAGCGCGCGCTCCCGCCGCCGCAACCAGCACAGCAATAGAGGACGACATGGCAGATTTTGGCGTCGGCAATAACACATTGGCCCCGACGATTGGGCAGCCACAAACGGTCGTCGATAGCGGCGCGATTATCACGCTCACCAATGCCGGCGCTGGAACGACCAATAGCGCTGACCAGGAAAACAATGGCGGCCGTGGTCTTGCCGTCGTGCTCGATATCACCGCCAATTCCGGGACTATCGACGTCACGCTCAACATTCAGGTCAAGGACAAGGCGTCCGGCAAATATATCACGTTACTGTCGTCCGTCTCAAAAACGGCCACCGGGACATACCGGTACGTGGTCTATCCGACCATTACCGCGTCAGCCAATTTGATTGCGCAAGACGTTCTGCCGGAAATCTGGCGCCTGCAAGTCGTATGCGGCGCCGGCTCATCCCCGCAGGTCACCTTGACCGCCGGCGCGTGCGTCATCCCCTAACGCTGGAAACGCTGAATGCGAGAGGAAACCCGCGACCTCACCATCGGCGAAGCGCTCGACCTCGGCTGCCAGATGGCGCTGGCAGGCCGCAATCTCGATGCCATCGGGCTCTTCAAAGGCGTCCTCATCCATGAGCCGGAGAACTTTGAGGCGATGGAGCGGCTCGGCTCATCCCTCTTCGAGCTCAAGCGCTACCACGAAGCGCTGTATTATTTCTGGCGCGGCCGCAAGCTATGCCGCCGCCATCCGCTCGCCCTGACCAATTACGGGCTCACCGTCTCCCAGCTTGGGCACTGGGAGGAAGGGTTGGCCGAGCTTCAAAAAGCCGTTGCCATCATCGAGCGCGGCAAGCATGAGGTCGCGCCGGCGGTCAAGTCCTTGGTCTACAACAACCTGGGCAACGCCTTGCAGCGGGTCGAGAAATTCGCGGAAGCGCTCGCCTACCTCGACAAAGGCATTGCGCTCAACCCGCAGGATCACTTCCCGCACTACAATCGCGGCGTCGCGCTCCTGCGACTCAACCGGCACAAGGAAGCGGTCGCGTCTCTAGATCGTTGCCTGACGCTCAAGCCAAACGACCAGGAGGCGCTTTACAATCGGTCCATGGGGCGCCTGCTGCTCGGCGACATGCAAGGCGGCTTTGCCGACTACGATGCTCGGCTGCTGACCTCTGAGAACACCGTCGTCAACCTTGGTCTGCCGGCGGACAAGAAGTGGGACGGTGGCGACCTCGCCGGCAAGACCATCCTTGTGCACTGCGAGCAAGGGCTTGGCGACGATATCCAGTTTCTGCGGTTCCTGCCGGCGCTGCGCGAGAAGAACCCCGCGCGAATCCTGCTGGTGCCGCACTCAGCCATCACGCCAATGATCGCTCCGATGGAGGGCATGACCATCCGGCCCTCTGGCGTCCCAATCGACTTCGGAGAATTCGATTGCTGGGTAGCGCTGATGTCGCTCCCGCACTACCTCGGGCTGGATCAGGAGACATTGCTGCCGGCTTCGTGGCAGCCCGTTATCGAACCCTCGCGGATCGCCGCATGGCGCATGAAGCTGGACCTTGACGCGAAGCGCCTCAAGGTCGGGGTGTGCTGGGCCGGCAACTGGCTCCATAAAAACGACAAGCATCGCTCAATCCCCTTGGCCAAGTTTGCGCCATTGTTCGACGCGATGGGTGTCACCTTCGTCAGCCTGCAACAGTTGCGCCCTGGCGAGAACAAGGAATTTGATACGCTGGTCGCGAACAACACGGACCTGCGCTCGTTCTACTTCGACGACTTTCGCGACACTGCGGCAGCCATGCTCAATCTCGACATGGTGATATCGGTAGATACGTCAGTGGCTCATCTTGCGGCGACGCTCGGCATCCCGACCAAAGTGCTGGTTCCTGCCTTCGGAACCGATTGGCGATGGGGACTGGGGCGCTCTGACTCGCCATGGTATCGGTCGGCCACCATTTATCGACAGCCGAAAGTCGGAGATTGGGTCTCCGTCATCGACAAGCTTCGCGCCGAATTGACGCGCCAAGCCATGATCTGGCCCGCATGATGGCAAAGCTCGATCTGCGGACGGTTACCCTCGTCGCCGTAGAAACAAGGGCGCATGAATTGATGCGCATGGCGATCGACGATTGCCTGGCGCTGGCCGACTTCGGCGGCATCCTGATCTGCTCGGATAACTTCAAGCACCTCAATGTGCTCGGCGCGGACCTTGTGCAGGTCAAGGATTGGCCGGAGAAGGTCGGCTGGTCGCGCTATTTCTGGCAGGGCGTCGGGCAACACGTGCACACGCCGTACACGCTCAATATCCAATGGGATAGCTGGATCTGGTGTCCGGCGATGTGGTTCCCGGAATACCTCGATTACGACTACATCGGCGCGCCCTGGTGGCACGAAGATGGGCTCAACGTCGGCAACGGCGGGTTCTGCATCCGGTCGAAGCGGTTGCTCGACTACATGGCGAGGCACAGCGAGACCTTCCCGATCACCACCAGCAATGACGACGCTCTGGTTTGCCGCACCTATCGCAGGAAGCTAGAACAAGAGGGCTTCCGCTGGGCGCCGGAAGGCTTGGCCTTCCAGTTCTCGCTCGAATGTCCGCGCGACGTGCTCATCAACAACGAGCTAAAAACCTCGATCCCTCTGCCAGACCTGCCGCATTTCGGGTTTCACGGAATGCACGCATGGCCGTTTGTGCTCAATGAGAACGCGCTGGTAAAGCGCACGCTGCTGGCGCTCTCGAACAAGTACATTCGCAATACCCGTATGCCGGGCCAACTCTTCAATATGGCCCCATGGCTCGCGCCGCTCGTCGGCGCTGAACTCGCCTCTTAATCCGTCGTCGATAGAGCTTCGGGGAGATATCCCCCGTGAGAACGGCGCAGCGCGCCGCGTTACGCAGCATTGCGCTGCACCACCACACCCCAGACCAAACAAGAAGGAATATCGCATGGCCTATTATGCGCTCTCGGGCACTCAAGCTACCGTCACATCAGCCTACAAAGGCGTTGCTGCTACTTGGTGCCCGGCCACCGTGCGCCGTGCCAAATGGTACGAATTCACGCTTGGCGCGACCGCCAATCCGAACGCGACCGACACCTATTTGCAGTTCGACATTTCACGCTTGTCCGGCACCACATCGCTCGCCGGCACCGCGCTCACGCCGAATCCGCTCGATCCGGCCGACCAGGCTGCGGCGACGCTCGCCGCCGGCAACCTGACCACGGAGGTCAATTCGGCCATCCTGGGTGTCTCGCTCTACAACACCGGCATCAACCAGCGCGCCACGACCCGCTGGATTGCGGCGCAGGAATCGCAATTCCTGATCTCGCCGGCGACGGCTCAGAACGGCCTGGAACTGCGGGTTCAGTCCTCGACGTTTGCTTCGACCTGCGATGGCCAAGTGAGTTTTGTGGAATAGGCCGTAGCGATTCGGTAACCAAGTCTGGGTATCCCAATCAAAAGGAAGCCCAGACATGGCCCAGCGCGTCAAGACACCTTTTGTCCTCGCATCTACCGCGCATGGGCCGGTGATCTTAAACCACCTCGATTTTCGCCAGTTGGATAAGGGCGGCGTCGAGCTTGGCGTCGGTCTCGATATCCTCGTCCACGGCGAATTCGATCTGCCGCTAATCTCCATGACCTGCGGCGCGCTGGAAATACGCCGGCGCGAACGCGGGGCTGGCGTCGTCGCGCTCGATTGCGGCGCCAACATCGGGATTTACACGCTCGAATGGGCGCGAAGAATGGAAGGCTGGGGCCGCGTCCTAGCCTTTGAGCCGCAAGAGCGAATCTATTACGCCCTTGCCGGCAATATCGCGCTCAACAACCTGTTCAACGCCCAAGCGATCAATAGCGCTATCGGTGCCAAGCGTGACGTCATCGATATGCGTGTGCCGGATTACTGTGTGCCGGGCCAGTTTGGCGGCCTATCGCTGAATGGCCGACTTGAAATTGGGCAAGAAGTTACGACGTTGGCTCCGCTTCAAGTCATCCCGATCGATGATCTTGGGCTGCGTCGCGTTGATTTCATCAAACTCGATATCGAGGGGATGGAGCCGGACGCGCTCGCCGGCGCCCGCAAGACCATCGAGACCAGCAAGCCATTTATGCTGGTAGAGTGGATCAAATGCGGCAAAGAGCCGATTGAGGCGTTCATGGCCTCTGTAAGCTTTGAGACCGTCACGCTCGGCATGAATTTGCTGTGCGGGCCGGCCGGCAATGAATTCACGGCGCGCATGCGGGAATTGTCCGAGCAGCGGGCAGTGCCGCAATGAGCGAGTTAGCCGAACGCCTCTTTGAGCAGGCTTTGACCGCCATCCGCGGGCGCGCCACCGATCACGCCAAGGCGCTTCTGGTCGAGGTGATTAAGCTCAAGCCGGAAATGTACGAGGCCTGGTTGCTTCGCGGCAATCTGCTTCACTCGACCGAGCAGCCGTTCGAGGCGCTTTTACATTACGACCGCGCCATATCGATCAACGGCAAGCGCCACGATGCCTGGAACAATCGCGGGCTGGCGTTTGGCGATATCGGCATGTTTGCCGCTGCCGAAGATTGCTTCCGCAAGTCGCTTGCGATTGCGCCGTCGGTCGAGCCCCACATGGGCTTGGCCAATATGTTCTGCACGCTCATGCGGCTTGAGGACGCGGCTACCGAATATCGGGCCGCAATCTCCATCGAGCGAAACCCGGAAGCCAGTTTCAATCTGGGTGTCACGTTGCTTGGCCTTGGCCAATGGGACGAGGGCTTTGGCGAATACGAACAGCGCTGGCTCAATACGCCGATGCCGCCGCGGGCCTATCGGGATTATCCGAAATGGACTGGCGAGGATTTGACCGGCAAGCGCATTGTGCTTTACCCGGAGCAAGGGTACGGCGACGAGATCATGGCGCTGCGGTTTGCAGGTCTGCTTACACAGCGCTACCCCATCGCGGAAATCGTCGTTCAGGCGCGCGGGCCGATGCTGCGGCTGGTCAAAGGCAACAGTGCGTTTATCGAGTACGTGGTGCCGATGCACGCCGACGAACAGCCGGCAGCCGATTTTTCGTGCCCGCTGCTCGATGTTCCGATGGTGCTGGGCCTCACGCCCAAAGACGCTCCATTCATGGGGCAGTGGACGAAATATCTGCGAGCGCCGGATCAGCGCATGGTGGACACCTGGCGCAAGCGGCTCAAAGCCAATTTGCCGCCGGGCCTCAATGTCGGGCTGTGCTGGTCGTCCGGTTCGCACATGAACACCGCCAAGGCTTCGGCCTTGATGAAATCCATTCCACTACCCCGGTTAAAAGGTCTCGCGTTGCCGGGTGTAAATCTAATCTCGCTGCAAAAGCCTGCCGAGACTATTCCTAACGGGTTTCCGATCACGGCAGATTGGATCGATGATTGCCACGACTTTGCGGATACTGCGGCGCTAATCGAAGCGCTCGATCTGGTGATATCGGTCGATACCTCCGTCGCGCACCTGGCCGGGGCGCTGGGCAAGCCGGTCTGGAATTTCGTGCGCTTTAGCGGCTACTGGCCGTGGCTGGCGCCAAGCCTATTGCCAAATCCACATAATGCGATCTGGTATCCGTCAATGCGGCTTTTACGCCAACCGGGCCTGAGTAATTGGGTCGGACCGATCGAGACCGCGACCGCTTGGCTCAGGTCGGAAGTCGAGGCGTGGAAGCAACGCCCAGAGAGCAAAGCCTCCGCATGAAAACCATGGTCATCACCATTGCCGATCCGGCCGACGGCGATCTGGTCATCGTGAACGCGGAAGCGCCGCGCGGCGGCAAAACCAGTGTTAAACACCGCGTCATTGGCGCTCGCCAGCGGCCAGTGCTCGACGAGCATGGCTTTGCTACGTCCGTCGAGGACGTGCCGGCACAGACCGCGCGCGATATAGCCGTAATCATGGCCGAACTGCTCACCGGCGGCTGGTTGCCGGGGCAGATGGAAGCCAAGCCAAAAGGTGACAACGGCGCACTTGTCGTCCATTGCACACAGGATTTTAGCGACCTCAAATTCTCGACTGAGGTGCACGGCGACGGCGGGACGAAAGCAACCTTGGAAGAATTCTGATGCTGCGCGAAGGCGGCTACATCGTCACGACCGATCCAGACCCTACCAAGAGCAAGGGGCAAAAGGCGGTCGTGGAAATGTCAACCGTTACCTGCGGCCACAACGGCGAACTGGTCGCGGTGCCGGCGATGTGCAAGCCGGAAAATATGCCATACGAGCTTTGCTGGGGCTGCCGGCGGTTTATCTGTCGCCGCTGCGCCGCCGAAATGCACCGCACACTTAAGTGCGAAGTTATAGAGACCAAGCTTGAGCGCGAGGAAGAGCGGGCGCGGTTTGGGCGTAGTCTGGTGGGAGGATGACCAAGATGAGCGCAGCAAGACGACAGCGTAAGGGCGTTCCTCAACCGGCTCCCGCAGGTCCGCAAGCGCCACCGGAACGCCGTGTCCCGGCGGTCAACTGCGCTGGCTGCAAGTTCGTCGATGCACTCAATGTGCAGCAACCATTCTGCCGCCGCTTTCCGGCCCAGCTTGTTGTCGTACCCCGCGTCAACGACGCCGACACCGGCGTGCGCAAGTTCTTTCCTATCGTCGATCTGATCTACGATTGGTGCGGCGAGCACGTGCCACAATCAACGCCGGATAAAACCGTCGGCTAGTTTGTCGTTTCATTCCACTGCGATCTAAGGCGCCTTTACCGGCGCCTTTTTCTTTGGGCGGCCGCGATCAATGACAGTCATCTATCTCACCGTCGGCACAAAATGGGTCGCGCCGCAAAATTGGAGCAACACCGGCGCGACGATTGAGTTGATTGGCGGAGGCGGTGGTGGCGTCTCAGTTGCCGGCGGCGTCGGTGGCGGCGGTGGCGGCGGCCAATATGTAGTCACGACGACGCCAAATATCGTAGCCGGCACAACCTACTCTTACGTGATCGGCCAAGGCGGCGCGGCCAACGCCAACGGCACAAATACAACCTTCACCGATGGCGGCGGGACTTACACCGCACACGCCGGTCAGACCGGATCAACCATCACTGGCGGGGCAGGTGGCACCGGCGCAGGCGGTGGGACTGGCTCGAACGTCGGTGGCGCTGGCGGCAACGCATCGACGGATGCAGGCGGCGGCGGCGGCGCTGGTGGCGCGACCGGCGCAGGCACGGCGGGCGCAGCCGGCACAATCGGCGGCGATGGTGCTGGTGGTTCGGGCGACGCTGGCGCAGGCGGCGCTGGCGGTACGGCGGCAGGCGGCGTTGGCGGCGCAGGCTCCGAATGGACCGCGACAGGATTAAACGGCGGCGCGGCAGGCTCCGGCGGCGGCGGCGGCGGCAAGCAAGCTGGGACCGGCGGCGCCGGCGGATTGTATGGGGCGGGCGGCGGCGGCGGCGCGACGGGTGGTGCGGGCAAAAACGGCATCATCGTCATCACCTATACGCCGACATCGCAGCCAACGATTTACATTTTCAAAGACCTCACGGTCACGAATTTTTCGACGCCATCCGATTGCATAGTCGCAAATTATCTTGTCGTCGCTGGCGGCGGCGGGGCCGGCTATTCGCAGGCCGGCGGCGGCGGCGGCGGCCAAGTATTGACCGGCGGCCAAACTCCGGTCGCCGGCGCGAATTACGCACTATCAATTGGCGCCGGCGGCACGGCTGGTACAGGCGCCGGCGTCGCAACGAATGGTTCCAACTCTGTCTTTACTGGGGTTTCCACTGTCACGGCGACGGGCGGCTTAAAATCTGGCGATAACGGCGCTAACAACGGCGCTAATTCAGGCTCGGGAAATGCCGGCGGCACCGGCGGCGGCGGTGGTGGCGGCGGCGGTGGTGGCGGTGGCAACGGCGGAGTCGGCTCAAATAATTCCGGTAATAACGGCGGCAATGGCGGCATCGGTACATCGAGCACCATATCGGGAGCCTCGGTTGGTTACGGCGGCGGTGGTGGCGGCGGCGGCCATGCGGGAGGGAGCGGCGGCACTGCGACCTCTGGCGGTGGCAATGCTGGTCAAACGCCGGATTCGCCAGGGCTCAACGGCACTGCAAATACTGGCGGCGGTGGTGGCGGCGGCAGCAATAGCGCGGCAGCCCAAGCCGGCGGTGGCGGCGGTTCGGGCATCATCATTATCAGTTACTCGACCACGCCATCGCATGTGCCATACGATCAAAGCGCAGACGCCCTCATTCGTGAAATGAACCGCTCGCAGATGGTGGCATACTAATGTCACGCAAAATTTTATACCCGGCGATTGCGCTCATAGCAGCGCAAAGCGCTGGCATGGGGCCGAACGACATTGTCGGCGGCTTTCACCCGGAATCGCCAGTCGTTTTTGTGCGGCCGTTCAACGCGGCATTGCAGCAGCACACCACGCAAGTGCTGCGGCCGATTCCCAATCAGTTAAGCGTTGAAGGCGTCTACGCGCAGCCGCCTGATGTTTTTGCCAAGCCATTTCCGGCGAGCGAACAGCAATTCTCGGCGCATGATCCACGCGCCGTACCAGACCAATTAAATGTTGAGGGCGTCTATTTTCAGTCGCCGGACGTTTTCGCAAAACCGTTCCCGGCGCACGAACAACAGTTCAACAGTTTCCAGCCGCAAGGGTTTGTCAAATCGACGTTCCCCGATGGCTGGCGCAGTTACCAGTGGGAATATCGGTTTGCCAAGCCGTTCCCCGTCGCTGAACAGCAATTCTCGACCTATTTCAAATTCCCGCCTGGCGTTGTCCCGCAGGGCTGGTATCCGCACGAACCGGAAGTATTTGCCAAACCGTTCCCGGTCACCGAGCAAAGCTTCCAGCCGGTCCGGGAACCGGTGCCACCACCGCCTCCTGGCTTTGGCTGGTGGGGTTATCAGTTCAATTATGCTTTCACCAAGCCGTTTAACGCGGCATTGCAGCAATTTCAGGCGTGGGATTTGGTCGGCGCTGTTCCGCCGAACCTGCCGCCTGGCGCCGGCAAGCGCTACAAAAAGCCCACCGATTATCTCCCCGAGCCGCCTTGGGACGTTAAGCCCAATAAGCCGTTCCGTCCGGTCTGGGATAAACCCAAGGGCGGCGAGATCGAGCAGCCGGCCAAGGTCGCCACGCCAGCCGGACCGCCGCCGCTGCCGCCGGCGAGCATCTTCGGCCCACCGGGATATGCACAGCGGCCGGCGCTCAATCTGCCGAATTTTAACAATTATGCGCCACAAGACCCGCACGGACTCGCGCAGCGCATGAACGACGCGCAGGACTTGAGCGATGCCGTCGCCGTGCTCAAGGCATTAGGGCTGATATCGCAAGGGTAGCGTATGGCGGAAGACCCGGTCCAGCGGCTTGCAAAACTGCGGATCATCAAGGCCAGCGCCGACCTCGACGTCCAATTCTCGGTCAAGCGCGCCGATCGCCCCTCGATCGAGATATTGCGCTTGCTGCGCGATGCCGCGGCAACATCACTCGCCGCAATGGTCTTCCTCAACCTCGACGACCCGGCAGACCTTATCAAATGCAAGGTCATGCAGAATGAGGTCAAGCGCTACGACGAGTGGGTCGGCTGGCTGCGCCAGATCGTAAATGAAGGGCGCGAACTCGACCGCCAAATGAGCGACGACGAGCGCAACGAAATGCTCGATATCCTCATGTCGACCGGCGAAGGCCAGGAAGAAGCGATCGCGCTCGGCCTGGTCGACCCCAATAAGCGCGGCGCCGAAGAATAAGGCCGCCGGCTATCAAGCACTGATTTCGCAAGAGGCGCCACCCGGCGCCTTTTTGCATTTGAGGGAGCCAAGACCCGTATGCCTGCACCGGACAAGCAGACCCAAGAGAGAGAATCGGCGGACCGCGCCAAAGCGGGCGTAGTCCCCGGGGAGGGCGGCGAAGCCCTCAATGCCATCGACGACGGCGCGCCAGGCGCCGATCCCGCACCGGCAGCCCGGCAAGCGCCGGCAGCCGAACCCGCACCGAAGCCTGCGCCCGTCCCGCGCAGTCGGCAGGACGACGCGCGCAACGCCATCACGGCGCGCTTCCGCACCGATCGCGGGCAGGAAGCCGCAGACAACGCCGACGATGTGAGCGAATTCACCCGCAGCGGCATGCCTCCGGAATTCGCGGAGAACAACGCGGCTGTCGCCGAACCGCCGCCGCAAGAACCCGAGCCGGCCGCGCCAGAGCCCACTGCCGCTGAGCCCGTCGCACTGCCCAAGACCGTGAAGGTCAAGGTGCGCGGCCAGGAGCAGGAACTCCCGCTCGAAACCGTTATTGCCGAAGCGCAAAAGGCGCTCGCCGGCGAAAGCTATCTCAGCGAAGGCCGAAAAGCGCTCGAAGAGATCGAGCGCCGCCTTCGCGCGACCCCAGATCCGGCTGTACGTGGCCAGACGCAGCAACACCCCGCTGCGACGAACGACGTGCAGCCTACTGCCCCGGCTCCCGCCGATGGCGTCGATCCTCAGCACCCCGAGGACCTGATCCAGAAGCTTATGGAGACGATGCAATTTGGCGACCCCGCCGAAGCCCGCAACCTGCTCGAAAACACCCTTTCGGGAATGGTCGCAGCCAAAGTGGCGCCCGCCGTCAACGCGGCACTGCAATCCGATCGCCTTAAAGACGAAGGCGCCAAGACCGCAGCCGTCCTCGCTGACTTTGAGACCAAGCACGCCGACATTGCAGCCGATCCACGCGCTCGCGCGGTGATCGAGCAAGATGTCATCGGCCAACAGGTCGATGATCTCCGCAAGCTCGGCGTCGACCCCGCCAAGATCAGGCCAGACGGATTGTCCCCGACACCAGGGGACATTGCCGAGGCCCACAAATGGTATCGCTCGCAAGGGCACAAGCTGACCACTCCGGCAGACATGCTCGAGACCGGCTTGAAAAATTACCTCGATTGGCGCGGGCCGAAAACGAACACGCCACCGGCCAACCCGGCAACGCCGCCAACGCTCGACGTCACTGTCGATCGCACGGTGCGCCGCCAGGCCATCCCACAACAGCCCGGACGAGCCGCAGTACCCCGTCAGGACCCTCAACGCAGCCAGCCCGCGCCAGCGCGGGACCGCTCGAGGATCGTCCAAGACGAGATCGCACGGCGCAACGCCCCACGGGGAAAAGTCGCCGTCAGCTAAAGCCGACGGGCTAAGTCACGAAAGGAAACTGCCACCATGGCAGGGCAACTCTGGGTTAATGCCCCCATCTGATCGCAAGATCAGAATGTGCACCGGATGAATTGCTGGGATAGCCTTAGAGCCTTGATCGCTACAGCGTGGCCCGCAAGGGCGAGCGCGAACGCGAAAAAGATCAAGGATTGGCCAATCAGCAGCCAAGCGCCATAGGAATATGGCGAAGGTTCAACGACTAGGTAAAGTAATCCAGACCGGATGAAATGCCCAAGAGCCTCCGGGACTTCACTGCCAATAATTGAGGTATACGCGGCGCTTTCTGCGAAGAGAGATAGTAGCGTCGCGGTAAATCCAGTGCAGCACCTTCGCGCTGCCACCATATCCTGACAACCTCCAGCATTCTTTTGCTCTGGCCTTCGTAAGGCTTATGCCAGTGTGAGTGTGGATGGCGTTCGCAACACCATCAATAAAAGCGGACGTACCAAGAAAATAGAACGCCTTTTTCGGCAACGCGCGAATGTGCCCGTCGCCGTCTAAAGAACCTCTCAGAAAATGTCGTTCTAAATGCCATGGAATGTTGGGATATCGAAGCGTCACCGACTTACCGGGAACGATGCCGTGTTTCGCTAGATCAGCTACGAGCTTCTTGCTGTCGAATGTAATCTGTTTTCGCGGGCCTGATCCTGGAAAACCACCAGGGGCCTTATCGAAAACACGAGCATCCGATTGCATCGCTCGCCGCAGATCATAAAGAATGTGTTTGTCTCGCACCTGTAGGGCAATACTGACTTGCTTTCCAGACCGAGAGACAGACCCATCGGCTGAAAGAAGGCCAAGGGCGTAAGCCTTTTGCTCGGTGTTAATTACCGCAAAAAAGTCGTGATCGAGGGCGTACCGATTGACCCTCGGCTTCGTTGGAATGCCGTAATGCCGTCTCCAATCGCCAACTGATCGGCCAGTAACGCCGAACATCTTGCCGATTTGCTCATCGTGCTTGGTCTCGTAAAGCGCCATGAGCTTTGTTTTGGATACGCGCATTCGTGGTAACCTCCGGTACATACGTGTATCGTACCAGCAGAAGAAGTCAAGATATAGTCTGTGCTGCATGGAGACATGCAGGAGCGCTTCATAAACAGGAGCGCGCGAACATCAGCGATACCCGCCGAGGGTGGATATATGTACAGCGACGAGCTGTCCGATGTCCTCCGTCAGCAGGTTCAGCCCCTGACCAAGATGAGGCAACTTTGCGATGCCGAGGACGGCACCAAAAAGGGTCTCAATCGCGGTGATAAATACAACTGGGACGTCTATTCCAACGTCGGTACGCAAGGCCGGCGCTTGGACGAAAGCGCACCGATCCCGGAGACGGGCTTCACCATCATCCAACATCAGTTGACTGTCTACGAAGCCGGCAATTCGGTTCTCTTAAACGGAGCCGCCTTGTCTCTTGCTGCCTAGCTTCTTGATGTAGAGCCTCACTTTTGGACCGTATGTCTCGGTCTTTTTGTGGCACTCAAAACATAATGTGCGCGCGTTTGTTGGGTCTAGCGCCCGATCTAGCGCGACGCAGATTGGCTCGATGTGATCGACGTTAAGAACGATCCTTGAACCTCTGCCTTTATGATTGCGGTCCCCGCATTCTTGGCAAGTCCAACGGTCACGCTTCAATATCGATCTACGAAACTCCTTGTATGCGGCGGTATCGCGAACTCCGCCGTCACCACCGAGCCAGTTACCGTGGTCCGGACCAGATGCAATGCCGTTCGGGTATTGCGCCTTAGTCAGACCAGCATTCCAGGCCACTTGGCCTTTCTTCGATTGAAGCCACCGTTTGCGAAGCTTCGGATCATTCCGAAGTCTCTCGTTGACCTTGGACCAATCGTTGAACGGCTCATGCCCTGGTTGAAAGCCCATCCGTTCCAATGACGGGTGATCGGCCTTTGTCAGACCGTCGTTCCATGCCGGGATATTTCCGGTTTGGGTTTTACGGCAGTTTGGATGATGCCCGCGCTTGTAAATGGGGAATGTCGCTTTCCCATTTCGATCGCGATGGCGGTAGTTAAGACGCGCCTTAAAGCGCTCTTTGCAGCCGCATTGGCAGACCTTGGTTTGATAGACGGCTTTCGTTGGCATACGGTACATTATACAGGAAAGCAGAAACAGAAGGCAAGGAAAATCGCGTGAAACGGGGAAACTCTCTCTGAGACAATCCCGTAGGAAGCTACCGAGGGCCTTTGGTTCGGTAGAACCTCTAGAGACTAGGCTGTGAGTCCCAACAATAATCAGCCCACGAGCGCGCGACGCGAAAGCGAAAAGATAGTCCCATCAGCACGGCGACGTGTTGGAAGCCGCGGATAAAGAGCCGCAGCGAAGAAGAAATGTCCGTACACCGGCAAGCTAGTTGCGTTGGCGAAGCATCAAGTCGCCGCGATCATCGACAAGACGTTGAAGGACGACGCGCGCAAGTATTTTGACATCGAAGCGTATTTGCAGTTCAAGAACACTGCACTGCGCGCCGAACCGTCGAGCGGCACGTCCACCACCGCGATCAACCTCGACACCACGGGCACTGCCTCGGTGACGAACAACGTCGCGTTGGGCACCGGTCACATCAAGGCGATCGTCGACACGATGAAAGAACGCAACGTGCCGCCATTTACGGCGGACGATTACGTTGGCGTGTCGCACCCATCGACCTGGCGTAACCTCAAGAACTCGCTCGAGACCATTCACCAATACACGGAGACTGGCCTCGCGCACATCTTCAACGGCGAGATTGGCCGTTACGAAAGCTGCCGCTTTGTCGAGCAGACCTTCATTCCGAAGGGCGGCGCGGCAAATGCGACGAGCTACGATCCGTGGGGCGGCGTTGCGCAGCCCTGGACTAACGGGCTCAGCTCGTGGGCTTTCATCATGGGCGGCGACACGGTGACGGAAGCCGTATGCGTGCCCGAAGAAATCCGCGCGAAAATCCCTGGTGACTTCGGCCGCTCACGCGGCATCGCCTGGTATTACCTCGGCGGCTTTGGTCTGGTCCACACCGATGCGCTTAATGCGCGCGTCGTGATGTGGGACAGCGCAGCTTGAGGAGGGTCAGCACACATGGCATACGAACAGGCTGACATTCGCGAGTATAGCTGGGGTCTAGATCAGACCTTCGGCGCCACCACCGTCACGCATCAGATCGTCGGGCCCAAGGGCAAGGTCGGTTTTGTGCGCGATATCTCGGTCGATTGCGCCACGTCGTTCTCTGGAACGGTTATTCCGGAAATCGACATTGGCCTTTCCTCTGGCGATTACACCTTTGGGCGCTATCGTCTTGGAACGACCGCGTCCTCCGGTTACGGCGTTGGCCCGCACAGCGCGAGCCAGGAGGCCATCACCGGCAACCCGCCGCGCACTCTTGCGGATTACACGGGCCACGTCGTTCTCGACGGCGGCCCGCTCACGTCGCAAGGCATCGCCGGCGGCTCGTACAGCACGCAAGTGCCGGCGGGCCGTATTCCGGCATCGGGCTGGACGATCACGAACGTCGTCAATGGCACTAGCAACGTCTGTCGCGTTTACGCGAACGGATTGTCGGCGGCGCCTGGTGGCATTCAGGTCGGACAGACCGTGACGGTGCAGGGCGTCAGTGGCGCTACCGGCGTCAACGGCATCGCCAAAGTGTCGGCGGTCGACACCACGAACTACCAGTGGTTCGAACTCGGCGGCACGACCTTCGGCGGCACTTACACCAACGGAGGTATCGCCTTCCTGAGCGTGTTCGTGACCTTGCTGCAGGGCACGGGTTCTGGCGCTGGCGGCGGTTACGTCCGCGTCAAGATCCAGTGGATCGGTCCGGATACGCCGTAATAGGCGGATTGCGAACACCAAAGAACGGGGGGCCATCCGGCTCCCCGTTTTCACCAAGAAGGAGCACGCGCATGCGTGGCATCGGACTTTTCTTCGGCGGCATGAACGGCAAACGAAACGACCCGGTCAAAGTTGTTGACCCTCATCCGGTCCATGACTACGGCGATGACGTCGAGAAAGGAAATGCTGGACTTGACGGCTATACTTGCCTCAGTCGGGCAAATCCAAATGCGCAGGGATCACCACCGCCCGTCGCTGGCGTAATTGGTCCGGTCTACAACGGGCCAGCAAATGATTTTGAGCAATGACGGGACCTACAGTAAGCGTCCGTTCCTTTGCGCAAAGACAAGCGGGTCTGTCGCGTGCTTTTCCCGATTGCATTTAATACAAAGTAACTGAATGTTCTCAATGTAATTTGAGCCGCCTTTTGCTAATGGAACATAATGGTCGACTTCGTACTTTCCATTTAGCCTGCGGAAACAGAACGCGCATTTGCCGGACTGTTTATCATATAGGGCGTTGACTTGTTTCTGCGTGTGGCGACCTGCTGCCCCTCTTTCTTTGGCGCGACGGTTGCGGCGTTTTTGTTTACGCACGTCAGGATGACGTTTCTCCCACGCGCGTTTGGTGGCGTTTATCCGTATTTTGTGGCGCTCTCGGATGCGCCTGTCTTGTTTTCTTACTTTCGCAGGGTGCGTTTGCCTTTCTTTCTTATGTTTCTCTCTAATCGTTTCCGCGTTCCGCGAATAATAATCTTCGCCACAAGCTCGCAGCCCTTTTTGATACGCCTTAGCGCGCGGTAGTTCTACGTCTCTATTCCTCTCGTAGTGCCTGCGCCTCGCAGCCTTTTTCTTCGACGGATTTGCTGCGCTCCATATACGATAGGCTTCTGCGCAACACTCAACACATTGATTTTGGTGAGTGTAGCGCTCGCATACATGACCGTTCTTGCACGAGACGCCAGAGTAATAACGCTTTAGCCCAGCGGCTTTGGCGTCGCGTCTACGCAGAATCATGGTGGTGCCCATGACAAAAACTAGCACCGCCCCACGATAGCAATCAACCGAAAGGAAACACAATGGCTAAAGATATGTCGAAGGGTCCCTACAAAAAGGATCACCCAGAAAATTTTATTGAAGGAGCCTTGACCGGTGGTCATGGTCCCTCGGAAGGCATCCACGAAACGCACGTCGATCGCCCGCACCAGACCATCAATACCGCGGTCGCAATGGACAACGTCAAGCTCGCAATGCCGATCAAGACCTCGATCCTCGACGATGAGTTCCCCGGCGGCGTGGACAACCTCAAGCATTCACTCAGCGGCGCGTCCGCGGTGAACGAGGAAGTCGGCGCGGCTGGACCGGTACGCCACATTATCGTACCTGGGCATTGACCTACAAGTTGCTCCCGCCTGTCTCATCGATGGGCGGGGGCTTCTTGTGGTATCGTCGGTCTGCGCGTTTGGGTCGGCGGTTTAATGCCTGCTCGCTCCAAGTTGCCCATCGACAATTTGACGGCATGTAATTGCCGTCCCGGTCTGGGTATCTGTCGAGGGTTAGGTGTTCTGCGAAGCCGTTGGCTAATGCCCAATCACGGAAGCAGTGGACCGAATGCCATTCGGCGCACACGCGAATCCCGCGGCCGCCGTAGTATTCAAATTTCTCGGTCTTTGGATTCTCGCATCTATTCAGCATTGCCCTCCAAGCCCTGTATATCTTCGTGCCGTCCAATCCATGCTTCCGGTTAGCGCGGCCAGTCGCGGCAATAGCTTCGCGCTTTTGACACCCGCAACTCTTGGTATTGCCGCTTCTGACGCTTTCGAGGCGAGCGACCACCATTGTTCCGCAGTCGCATCGAAACCGCCAAAGTATCTTTCGACGTGTCCCCGCTTCGCGGCCCGCAGATTTAACCGCGGTCAATCTATTGAACCGCTGTCCAGGAGAGGTTTTTCGGCTATAGGGTGCGGCAGCCTTTGTCATGGGTCCATCCATCGACTGAGGTTAGGCCCCCACAAGCGCGTCAACGCGGTGGGGGCCGCACTTTTATAGAACTGAGTCGTACTCTACGCAACGCTTACCAACCAAAGGAACCTCTCTATGAGCGATACCGTACCCGTCATCCGTCTCGACCGATCAAAAGTTTTCTCCGAGGTGCACGGCGAGCGCACCCCGGAAGATCCGCACTACCACGTACATTATTGGCAAGGCGGCAAGGTCGGCAACGCCATCGTGCTCTTGCCATTCGACGCCAACGGTCTGCTCGTCCCCGACGATGGCCGCAAAGAGCCTTTCATGGGCATGGGGTCGGACAGCAAGCCGGTCGAATATCGACCGCTCTATAACCAGGCCATGCGCGACATGCTTGAGCGCAGGATGAAGCGGCTGGCTGTGCCGGCGGCGGCCGCCGACGCGGAAACCGACGAAACGCCTGGCGAAGGCGAGCCGGGAGATATGCCGGGCAATGATGGCGTGAACCTGGAGTCGTGGCTGCGCGGCGAAGCGCAATATCAGCCGCACCAGATCAAATCGGCGTTCAAAGAACGCTACCACCGCAATGTGCAGAAGGTGTCGGAGATCGTCGTCGAGTTGGTCCTCGACGAAAAGCTGGTCGGGGAAGATGAAGTTTGCCCTGCTCTGGCCAAGCACCTGCCGGCGAAAGTCGCAGCCTAAAACCACAGGCGATTTGTTGAAACGGCCGCTCCATCGGGGCGGCCGTTGTCGTTTCTCTCGCGTGATCGAGTTTTGCCATGGCGATGACGTATTCAAGCTTAATCGCCAGCAAAGGCAGTTCCGGCTCGATCGCCACGTGGGTGGCCTACTCGCTTCTGGATTTGCCGCCGATCGTCGATGAGGCACAATCGCTGGTGTACGGCTTGTTGCGCTGCCGGGAAATGATGACGGAGTTAAGCTTCTCCGTTCCGGTCAACGGCTCATATATCGACCTCCCGGACCGCTTTCTCGACCCTATCGGGCGCATGAAGCTAACGAGCTTCAACACGCCAATTCGCCACAAGGATTCCGGCTCGCTCCAACAAAACCGCAATTACGACGAGCTGTCCGGCACGCTCGGCGCCAATCCGTTCACAACCGTAGCGTCCTCCAATCTGGTGACAGTCGCGCTCGATGGCAGCGGGTTCACCCAGGACTCGGTGTTCAATACGTCGGGCGCCACGGCCTTTAACGGCGCCGCAATCAACGGCACGTTTCCGATCACGGATATTGCCGCCGATGGTAATAGCTTCACCATCGATATCTCCATTCTCGGCACCACGCCAAGCGCGTCTGGCGCAGGCGGCGGATCGGCTGTGGATTATATCTGCGACCAGCTTATCGCTGGCATACCGCAGTGGTGGGCAATCTGGAACGAGCAACTCAAGTTTGACGTGGCGTTTAGCCAACAATCGCTCGGCAAGTTGCAATACTACCGCAGCCTCCCGTTGCTCTCGACCAGCAACCAAAGCAATTTTCTCACCAATCGATACCCGCAGTTAATGCGAACGGCCTGCGTCACCGCAGCCGCCGATTTTATGAAAGACGACGCCGAATATCAAAAGGGGCTCACGCGCCTCGAAACCCTCGTGCAGACCATCAGCATCGAAAATGATGGCCAGTTGCGCGGGATGGAATTGGACCCGTTCATCCCATGACGTCCGATACATATTCCAGCACACTTGGCGTCCTCTTCATGGGGACAGGAAACGACAACAATACGTGGGGCACCAACGCCAACGCGGCCGTCTTTCAGATATTGGAAGATGCGATTGCCAATGTGCTCACATCGTCCGTCACCGGCGGCACGCTCGATCTTTCCGGTAGTCCGCCCCCGGCTGCGGCCTCACAAGTGCGCTTTGCTGCACTCGTGTTCACCGGTACGCTTGCCAGCGCGCAGACGATCCGCGTTCCGAACCTGCCAAAATTCTGGTGGGTCCAGAATGCGACCAGCGGCGCCTTCGCGCTGCAAATAGAAACTTATGCCAGTTCCACTGCCGGCACGCCGCAGACAATTCCGCAGAACTCTGGGTGGCAGCTTGTCTATTGCGATGGGGCCGGCGATATCGTGGTATTCCCGTTCAATTCCATCCAGGTTCAAATGCCGGACGGCTCAAAGCTGCTGCCGAGCTATGCCTTTATAAACGACAGCACGAGCGGCTTGTTTCTCCCGAGTGTAACGGTCACCGACGGCGCCATGGATGGCAGTACGTCGGCATTGCAATGCACGACGTCAAACCCGTTCCAGCCTTCCGATGTAGGGCGGCGTATTGTGGTGGCGGGCGCTGGCGCAGCCGGTGCCAATCTAGTTACTACGATTGCCGCGTATACGAGCCCAAGCGAGGTCTCCACAACCGCCAACTCGCAGACTTTAGTGAGCGGCGCAACCGTCGCCTACGACGGCTTCAAAGTTGGCATCACTGCCGAGGGTGGCACATTCGGCATCATCATCAATCCATTGGGGATGAAGGCGTCTACAATTGGCTCAATAGTCGCCGGCGGCACAAATTACGCAATTGGCGACACCGTCGTTCCAACGGGCGGCACTGCACTACGGAATTTCTTGCTCACTGTAGAGAGCGTGTCCGGCGGAGTGGTGACCGGGCTCACGATCACGGACGCCGGTCTCTATCATGCGGTGCCACCAAATCCTGTGGCTCAAGGGTCGACGTCTGGGTCCGGTTCAGGATTGACGGTCGATATTACTTGGGTGAATGCTAACCTTCTCTCCGCGCCAACGGGAACGTCGTTGCTGCCTGCGCTTGGTCTTTCAAGTTTTATGCAGGCGTTTGTCATTTTGGAAAGCGCGGTGGCGGCCGGCACCGCGCTAATCGCTGGCGGCGGCTTCGGCGCTCTTGCTGCCGCAAACACTGTTACGCAGCCGCTTCTTGCGCCTGGCGCAGCGCCGCTTCCTTACGTCGCCGCACAAATCAACGACAATCTGCACATCTTAAACGACGCCACAAACGCGACCCGCGATATTAACGTCACGCCTGGTCGCGTGCGCGATGACAGCGACGCCACAAATATCCAAGTCGCCGCGACTATGTATAAGCGGCTCGATACCTCGTGGGTAGCCGGCGGCATTAGCGGGACGCCACAAGGCGCGTGCGATAGCGGCAGCAAAGGCACCAACCAAACTTGGCATGTTTTTGCTATAGGCTCATTGGCCAATTCGCCGGCAACCTACTCCCGCTCTGGCAGTACGGTGACGTTGAAGTTTGCCACAACGCCGCCAGGCGGAATTGGCAGCACTCTCCGTGTTATCGGGATTGGCGCAGGCTTCGACGGCATCTATCCTGTCACCGGCACCGGCACAGACGCGCTAACCTATACCAGTGGGACGTCCGGGACCGTAAACACCACTTCGGTCCCCGCTGGAACTACAGCCGACCTATTCGATATTCTAGCGTCGCAAAGCTATAGCTCGCCAACCCTTCCGTCGGGCTGGACGGTTAAACAATGCTTGGGCTCGATCCTTACGGACGTCGCAGACGCCAACATCATGCAGTTCACACAAGTCGGGGACGAATTCCGGCTGAGTGTGATGGTGCCAACGACCGCATCAATGTCGACCACTGCGTCTCTGGTCACGCTGGCAGCGTTGCCATTGGGTGTGAAGGTATATGCGGAACTGCGAATCTATTTCAGTCCCGGTGCAGCCGGCACTCAAATTGGTTTTATGCTGCAATCGCCGGATGAAACAGGCGTCAACGCCGCTCTCACCATTCCTGGTACGTGGCAGAGCATCGTACAGCAGGCGAGCGAATTTGAAGCGGTAGAGCGCACGAATACGTCCGCTCAAGTTCTTACGTCTCTTTCGGGCACTGGCGGCACCGTTGTCACGTTCGCGGTCAAAGGCTGGCGCGATCCACGACGCCGATTGTTCTAAGCCATGTCGCAGGTTTCCCCGCTTCCGATTGCACCACCGCCAGGCGTGGTGGTTACGGAGACTGATCGTGTGGCAGAGGGGCGCTGGATTGCGCCGTTCGATAAAATACGATTTGTAAAAGCGCGCGCGCAGAAGATTGGCGGCAATATCCGCGTTACTTCGACGCCTATGTCTGGCACCCCGCGCGCAATGTTGGCGTGGCGCGACTTTCTGCAAAATCAATACGTTGCGTCCGGGACGTATCGAAAGCTCTACGCCTTCGATAGCGGATACAATCTCACCGATATCACGCCGTTTTCCTCGACCGGTTCGCTTAATCAAGGCGGCATCGTCGCTCGCGGCGCGATTACGGGTGGCAGCCTCTATACCAACGGCACCTATACGAATGTGCCTCTTACTGGTGGGTCTGGCTCCGGGGCCAAGGCAACAGTCGTCGTCTCCGGCGGTGTCGTAAGCGCGGTCACGATTACAGCACCGGGCGACCTTTACAAAACATCGGATAGCCTTTCGGCAGTGGCTGCCAATATAGGTGGCACCGGTTCAGGTTTTGCCCTTGCAATCAGTACGATTGGGCCGTTTTTTACGACGTCATCGTCGACCTCGGTGCAGGTGACGAACAAGGCCCATGGACGCAATGTCGGAGATACCGCAATTTACGCGGCCGCTGCGACATTTAATGGCGTGTCGATGGTCGGCAGCTTTATTGTCCAGACAGTTGTCGATGCAAACCACTACACTGTAACCGCGACGGCCACCGCGACTGGCACCGGGTTCGGCGGCGGCAACTCCGTCACTTACAGTGACGAGATCCCGGTCGGGACAGAATTAGGTGCATACGGTCTTGGCTGGGGCGTTGGTCCGTGGGGCCTGGGAGAATGGGGCAACGCGCGCGGCGCATCAACTATCTTCACAGAGCCCCGCGTTTGGTCTCTCGATTATTTCGGTGACATTCTGGTCGCCACCTATAACGGCGGCTCGCTCTGGTTTTTTGATCCAACCCAAGACGAGCCATGGCCGCGCGCCGTGGCTACCTTCGAAAGCCAAAGTGTCGTCAGCGCCCCGACTAATTTCCGCGCCATGTTTATTACGCCGGAGCGGTTTATCTTCGGATTGTGCGACGCGATGGTGGTCAACGTCTGTTCGCAGGGCGATCCGACCATATGGACGCCGGCAACGACAAACACGGCCTTCGCACGCACCTTGCAGAACGGCACCAAGCTCGTCAGCGGACGAGTGCTGGCACCGTTCATTTCGTTGGTATGGTCGGACTCAGCGGTCTACCTGTTCCAATATACTGGCTCGCAATTCATCTATAATTCCAGCGTGGCCGGTCTCGATTGCGGCCTGATTGCGCCCGGCGCGGCTGTGACCGTAGATGGCGTCGCCTATTGGATGGGAGCCGATAATTTCTACTCCTACAACGGCTCGGTCTCCCGCATGCCGAATGTGGAAGATATCCGCCAATACGTATTCGACGCGGTTCCCGACACATTGGCCTTCCAGTGCACGGCAATCTACGTCGCCAAGTACCACGAAATATGGTGGTTCTATCCGACGGCCGGCGCGACCAATCCGACCAACTACGTCATCTTTCACATCAACGATCAATGCTGGTCGATTGGCACCGCGGATTTCTATTCGAGCGCTGGCGTTACCGCGGCGCGCGCCTCCGGCACGCATTTCACGCAAGGTGATACATCGCCTTTGATGGCCGGGACGGATGGGTACATATACAACCACGACCCGATTGGCGACACATTCAACGACAACGGCAATCCGCTGACGTGGACGCTGACGCTCGCTCCCTACGCGTTGCAAGAGGGCATTCAAAATATCGACGTGGAAGGCATCCTGTTCGATTTCTTCGAGCAAAGCGGCAATATATCGGCAACGGTCAATATGTGGGACCGGCTCACCGACCTAGCGCCGATCGATACGCAGACCTCAATTATCCCAGACGCGCAGGCCGGGTTAACGGATTTTAGAGTGGGCGGCCGCTATCTTGCCATGACACTCACCTCGTCCGATCTCGGCAACTACATGCGCTACGGAAAGCCGGTCGCTTACCCAAAGACCGCTGGGCGCCGTCGCTGATGTTAAGGAATACACAATGAGACCCGTGACCATTGATCCAAATAATGTCCCGGCGGCCCTCACAGAAATTCAGCGGGCGTCACATGAAAATGACGTTTGCGAAATGGCGCAGAACTTCGATTTTGACGCGGCGGTGACGCAGACAACGACGCTCGCGGTCGGGACGCCTTCGCTCGACAACGTGGTCAATGTGCTCGGCACGCTTCTGCAAATCCATCAGCGCGGCGGCTTGAACCGCACAACCTGATGGATGCACTTGGCCCCGTCGAAATTCGCTACGCGAAGTCGGATGAGGATATCGTCGCTATCCACAAGTTCCTATGCCATGTGGCTGGCCCGACCTTGCCAGGACCGATCGCGGCCAAAGAAAGCATCGAGGAAATCTGGCGCTGCGTAAATCACGACGTCGCGCTGATGGCAATTCGCGGGCCACTTTTGGTGGGCACCTTTGGCATCATCAACCCCGCGTTCTGGTGGAACAACAAAATAAAGTTTCTAGCTAATCGCTGGCTTTTCGTCATCCCAGACTCGCACGCGCTTTTGCCGCTGGTGCGCGAAGGGGTGGCAATAGCCAAAGCGTCCGACCTCGAGCTGCACGTCTATGACGAGGCCAAAGGTCGCCTCCTGATATTCAACAAAAGCAAAAACAGGAACTAAAGCCATGTGCTTTGGATCATCCCAGCAATCAACCACCAATACCTCGTCCTCCGGGCCGTCGTGGCTGACCGGTGCCGCGCAAAGCAATCTTACGTCGGCGCAAAATCTGCAATCGGCTGGCTTCCAGCCTTTCACGGGACAGATGGTTGCGCCGGCCAGCGGTCAGCAGCAAACCTCGTTCGGGCTCGCTAACAATCTTTCCAATTCGGTCAATGGTGGCCCGATTGGATCGGAAGTGTCGAACGTCGCCAATGCGGCGCCTGGCTCCGTGACGCCGTCCACAATCTCGTCGGCCATGTCGCCCTACATGAACGCCTATGTTGGCGACGCGCTGGCACCCCAAATCCAAAACCTGAATAATCAGGAGGCGTTGCAAAGCCAGTTAACGCAAGGGGCCGCGACGTCCGCCGGCGCCTTCGGCGATCCGCGCGCCACGATGTTACAGCAAAACCAGAACGCCAATAACAGCCTTCAAGAACAAGGCCTTGTTGGCAACGCCTATACCTCGGCGTTTAATACCGCGATCGGCGCCGGCGCGCAGGACGTATCGAACAACCTCAATGCGCAGACGACAAACGCCAATCTCGCCAACACCCAGAAGCAAACCGACCTCGCGGCAGCAAATTTGCAGTATGGGCTTTCGAGCGGCGCGGCCAATCTGGAAAACACTTACGGCGGCCAGCAAACCGCGATCTCGCAGGCAGGTGATACCGCCAACTACAATCAATATCTTTTGGCGCAGCAATATCCCTTCCTCACCAGCCAGAACCTTAACCAGACGATTCAGGCGGCCACGCCAGGCGCCGGGCAAACCGGGACGTCGACCACATCGACGCCGAACAATTCGGGGTGGGGATTGCTCGGCACGCTGGCGGGCGTGGCGGCCGCGCCGTTCACAGGCGGACTGTCCCTCGCCGGATCGACGGCTCTCAATTTGGGCAACGCCGGCGGCACAGGCGGCGGACTCGGTGGCCTATACGCAGACGGCGGCCGCCCACCTGTCGGGAAGCCTTCAATCGTCGGCGAGCGCGGTCCGGAACTGTTCGTGCCCGATCGTCCCGGCACCATCATCCCGCATGAAGTGCTGCAAGCCGCGCGCAACAAGCGCGAGGCCAAGCACGGCAAGCCGAAGAAGAACATCAAACTCGGCATCGCGGCGTAAGGACTATATCAGGCGTCCGGTCTCGCGTGCATAGTCGATGGGGTCCTTGCGGCCCTTCGCCATGTTGCATGCGGGACAAAGGACTTGAATGTTCTTTGGCCAATTTGAGCCGCCCTTAGATAAGGGAATGATGTGGTCGACGTGATATTGTCTGCCCAGTTTCTTTGGGCAATAAGCGCACTGGCCGGATTGGCGCTTTATGATGCTTGCCACGTCTGAGGCGGTATGAACGCCTTCGGCATGCTTCTCTCGTGCGCGGCGCGCGCGTGAAGCGTTCGCGCGTTGCGTCGGATATCTCTTCGCGTATTCGCGCCATAACGCGCGGCGAACGGATGGCGGCCTGTTCTTTGACTTTGCCACCAACGCAGCCCATTTTTCTGGGTTGCGGCGTTTCCAATCTCTTAGTTTCTCACGGCGGACTGCCTTGTCTTTTTTGTTAACGTGCTTTCTCCAATAAGCTCTGCACCGCTCTCTATTGTTTTCCTGCCATATTTTTCCATAGTTTTTGTCTCTTGGTTTTTTGCATTTGATACAGGCGACACATCTTCCTTCGTAAACGTATCGCTCAGAAACGTGTCCATTCGGACATGGCTCGCCCGTAAAATATCGCTTTGCGCCGATAGCGCGAGCTTCGCTCTTAGACAGAATCGGGTGCTGCGGATCGGCCATTTGCTATCTTAGCGGCGCGTAATCTGAATCCAACATCAAAAAGCTTCGTCGGAATACGACGGGAGGATATCTTGGGCGGCTTGCTTGATTTCTTAGATGATCCAAACGCGCTGTCGAACATTCTCGGCATTTCGCCGTCGACGCCAGCCGGGCCAATGAACAACATGAACGGCCCGGCTGCGGCCGCTATGTCCGGTCCCGTTCCGATGCCGCCGCCGCGGCCTGCGCAAGCGCCACAAATGCCGCCGCCCCAGGCAGCACCAGGCGGCAATGGCGCGCCCATGGCCACCAGCGACATGCTCGCCGGTGCCGATCCCATGCAAGGCCCTCCCGGCATGTATTTGGGCCTGAGCACGCAAACGCCTGACTTTGGCCCGAACGGTCCGCCGATGCCGCCGCCAAACCCGAACGCGCCGAACGGCAATGTTGCCGGGGCCGGGGCGATCGCGGCCGGTGGCGATCAGGTGCCATTGCCGACGCCAGCGCCGGGACTCGCGCAAGGTCTGCCGCAGGCGGCCGCTTTCAACGTCAATCGGCCGCCGGGCATGGAGCCTCCGATACCTCCGGCAGTCGGCGGGGGGGGCCTTCCGCCAGCCGCGCGCACGGCCATGGCGCCGGGTGGCTCGCCTCCCGGTGGGATGGCCGCATTCCCAGGTGGGCCGGCTGCGCTGGTGCCGGGGGCTACGCCCGGCGGCGCGGTGCCGAGCACGACCAGTGGCGGTCTCGCGGCGGCGCTCGGCCTCAATAATCCGAACACTGTCCGCAACATGATCGCAGCGGCTGGCAAGGGCCTCTCGGCCGTCGGTGCTCAACGTCCTGGTGCCAATGCCGGACAGGCATTTGCAGCCGGAGCCGGCGGATCGTTGCAGGGCCTGGCGCAATCGCAGCAGCAGCAATTCAACAACACGTCGACCGCCTTCAAGGACATGCTGGCGGCGAAGGCGCAGGGGAACAGCGTTGCTTTCAACACCGCGCGCATGAACTACCTCAACGCGCGGGCGCAGAGCCTCACCACGAATGGCGGCACAGGCTCGAAGGCGTGGCAGAACACGCCGCTCGGTCAGGTCAATGTCATCGAGCAACGCGCGCAAGCCTATGACTCGCCGCGCCGCAAGTCGATCGACGCCGCGGTGCGCAGCGGCCAGATGGATGCCGATGCGGCGAAGGCGGCCTACGCCGACCTCGATACAAAGACCGAGCAGTTCAAGCAGAATATGTACAAGGCCGCGAAGATCGACCCCGCGCAGGCGGAGAAGATTAAGTCGGCTGGCGAGAACGCCACCAACCCGATCTCCACGAAGGGCATGTCGATCGATCAGTTCCACGCGCAGGTGCCGATGGGCGCTTGGTACGATAGCGGGAAGACCGACGACAAAGGCAAGCCAATCATCATGCAGCGCACGGTGCCCCCGCCTGGCGCGCAGGGTCCTAACGCCCAGGCACCGCAGCAGGGCAATCCCATGCAGACTTTCTACGACGATCAAGAAGCCCTGCAACCGGCGGCGTAAAGTATGGCACTCGCTGACCAGTTGGGCGCGGTTGATCCGCAAGGCATTGTCACCGGCTTGGTTGCCGACCAAGCGCCCGACCTTGTCCAAAACGATGGCAGCGTAGACCCGCAGTCCGTTCTCGATCGACTGATCCGCAAGGGTCTCAGTTCGGACCAGCAGAAAGCGCTTTCCGACGCGAAAACAAATGCGGCGCCAGACGGGATCGACCAGTTCGGCAAGACCAAGGAACAGGTCGACGCCGAGCCGCAGCCGGATTTCACCCAGTTCGGATCGGCGACGCCGCAATCCGCTCAACCGATACCAGGTGGTGGCACCGTCGCTGGTGGCGCTTGGGCAGGAGCGAAGTCTCTCGCGCAAGCGCCGATCACGGCAACTGGCAAAGCCATTCAGGCGGCGGCGAGGACGGTCAACGATATCACCCCGACAATGGTGCAGACGGCCGGCGGCGAAGGTTCGCCGTTGTCCGTGGAGGATTTGACGCCGCCACCGGCTGAGCCGGTCCAGAAAAATCCGGTTCTGAGCAAAGTCTATAACGCCGGACAGGCGGTGCGAAACTTTGGCGAGCAACAGATCCCGGTCTCCGAGGCGGAGAAGAAAACCTACCCGATATGGACCGGAGTCGGCTCTGCGGTCGGGACCCTTGCGCCGCTCGTCGCGCTTGGTGCGCTAAACCCCGAAGCGGCGATCGCTGGTGGCGCGGCCCTGTTCGGTGGCTCCGGATCGCAGGATACCTATGAGGCCGCGATCGCGCACGGCGCAGATCAAGAAACCGCCAGCGCGGCGGCCAATCTCTCAGGGTTAGCAAACGCCGCACTCGGTTCTGCGCCGATCGGCCTCGTCCTGCGGCCGTTCCAGAAGTTCATGCCCGCTGCGTCAGGCTATGCCGTGCGCATGCTCGCGCAGGCAGCGCAGAACGGCGTTGTTTTCGCCGGCATCGGCGAGGCGCAGGAATACATCGGCGAGCAAATCGCCAAGGCCTATGACCCGAAAGCTGGTTATTCGCTCGATGCGAACCGCCTGATTGTGAGCCTCCTGTCCGGCGGATTGCTCGGCGCGGGCCACGCGGCCTACGACCGATATGCCACGGGGAAGGCCGTCTCCGACCTCTACAAGCTGAACCAACCGGCGGCGGGTGGCGAGGCTGATGATACCGCCCCCGGCGCGCTTCCGCGCCCCGATGCTGGCCCCGGTCCCGGACCTGGTCCTGGACAAGGGCCCGGGCCTGATACCGGCACAGGCGCAGGTGCTGGTGCCGGGCCTGGCGAAGCCGAGCCAGAATTCCAGCCGGACTTTTCTCCGGCAAAGCGCAGCACGCTCGAAAAGGTGGCTGCCGCCTACAGCACAAACCTCAAAGACGGTCACTCGGCAAAGGATATCTCGTCGTGGAGCGACGCCCAGTTGATGGCGTATCTCAATGATGCGGATAAAAGATCAAATCCGGCGAAAGCTGACGCGCCCGTCGCGACACCCGGCACTCCCGACAACCCGATCAACCTGCAAACACCGCAGGACCTTGCGCATGCCGTTTCGGTCGCCGATGAGACATCGAGCCACGCGCAGGGCGAAGCCAATAACGCTCCGCGCGTGCACGCGGTCTGGAACGATCTGCCGATTACTTTGGAAACCGCCGGCGCCAACAATGTGCGACGCGGTGTGGCCGAGGACGGAACGCCATGGGAACAATCCATGGGCGGCCCGTCAGGATATTTCAAAGGAACGATCGGCGCTGACGGCGATCATGTCGATGTGACCGTAGGACCGCAGCCGGGGTCCAAGCAGGTCTACGTCATCGACGAGAAGGCGGCCGACACCGGAGACTTCCGCCAGCACAAGGTCATGATCGGGTTTGGAAACCAGATCGACGCTCTCAATGCCTATACGCAGCGCACGCAAGGCAAATCGGCAAAGATGGTCGGCGGCGTGCGCCTGTTCACGCCAGAACAGTTGAAGGACTGGCTCAAGACCGGAGACACCAAAGCGCCTCTCTCCGACACGATGACCGCCGCGGCGAAAGCCAAGGACGAGAGCATCCTGCCGGAAGATGCCGTACCAACGTCGCAGCACACAGACGCTGTTGATGGCGCGCTGCGAGCCGCCGGCGTCAATCCAGATGCCGTCCGCCCTGCCGACAAGGCCCGCGCCGCCGAGATCCACGCCGAAGGCGCGCCGGCAGATCAGGCTTTCCCCGTCGCCGTCGTGCGCGGGCTGGTCGATAGCGGCCACATCACACCGGACCAAGTTAGAGAGGCGATAGGCGATGAAGCAGCCGAAGGGGTATTGGGCACCGGCGGCCGGGCTCAACGCGGCGCACGCGCTGAGACACATGGCGCCGGCCCTGGTGGGGAGGCTGCCGCGCCCGCAAATGGCGTCGGTCCACGCGGCAATGAAGGTGGGAATGCCGAAGCTGCCAGCGGCGGCGAAAGTGGCGAGCCCGCTGTCGGCCAAAAGCCCGCTGGCAGTGCCGCGGGCGGGGAGCAACGTCGGGAAAACAATGGCGGGGCCGGCAACGGCGCTGCCGCAGGGGTCGCCAATGACCACAACGTCGCTGGGAGCGAACCCGGCGAGCGCGCTGAGCAAGCCCATCCTGAGCACAAAGCTACCGAAACTCCCGCCGCTGCCCTGATCGGCGCGCGCGTCAAATCGATGCCCGAGCACAAGGTCGTCGCCGCCGATGGAAAGTCGGTGCGCGTCGTCCCGGTGGTGACCGAGGCATCGAAGCTCATTGCGTCGTCAGATCCCGGATACGACAAGGACATTCAGCCGCGCGAGCGCGACCGCGCCGCGGCTCAAGCGCAGGTGCGCGAGATCGCGACCCGCCTTGATCCGGAACGTCTTGGATATTCCGCAGAAGCCGACCGTGGGGCGCCGATCGTCGGCCCCGACGGCATGGTCGAAAGCGGCAACGGCCGAGTAGCCGCCCTTCGTGCGCTCTACCGCACGAAGTCACCCAATGCCGAGCACTACCGCGCTTGGCTGGCTGTGCAGGGCGTTGACCTCTCAAAATACAAAGAGCCGGTGCTGGTGCGCCAGCGCGTGACAGAACTCGACGCCGCCGGCCGGCGCGGCTTTGCGATCGCCGCCAACCAGGCAGCCACCCTGTCAATGTCCGCGCCCGAGCGCGCTTTGGCCGACGCCGACCACCTCTCGTCGAACGTCCTCGGCCTCATCAGAAACGGCGCCAACCTCGGTGCCGCCGAAAACCGTCCCTTCGTGCGCGCCTTTATTGCAGCGCTGCCTGCCTCCGAGCGCAGCGCGCTTGCAAACAAAGCCGGCGCCCTGAGCCAAGAGGGTCTCACGCGGGTTAAAAACGCCGTTCTGGCAAAGGCTTATGGCGACGCCGATGTGATCTCCCGGATCACGGAAGCCACCGACGACGAAACGCGATCGGTGTCGAACGGCCTGGTTATGAGTGCTCCCATTTGGGCAAAATTCCGCGGCGAGGTCGAGGACGGCCGCGTGCGCCGGGAATTCGACTTGACGCCCGATCTTATGGAGGCGGTCAAGCGCGTCACCGATATCCGCTCGCGCGGAGAAAATCTGGCTGGCTTCCTTGCGCAACATGATGGCTTTGACCAATTAAAGTCAGAGGTCGAGACCTGGATGCGGATGATGTACGATCCGCATGGCAAGCGGGTCGCGTCCGCCGCTGACATCGCGAAGGCCATCAGTTTCTACGCCGAAGAGGCAGGCAAGGTAACGACCGACCCGCGCTTGGGTCTCGATATCCCAGAGATAGAACCCGATGAAATCCAACGTGGTGCACATGCGAAAGCCCAAGACGTTCCGACCGGGGCCCGGGTTGGCAATGGGCCGAGCGGCAATGCGGCTCGGCAGGCACCGGGGCGACGTGGGGCTGGCGAAGGCGGGGAAGAACCTGGTCGACCAGAGCAACGCAGCGCTGACGGCGGGCGACTCCGCGACCAGCCCAGCCTCTTCGACGAGCCAGGACCCGACGGCAAGCGACAGTCCGTCCTCCCCGGCACCGAGCCTATCAGCGATGCCCGGCTTGCCCAGCGACGCGCCCTCGAGCGACTGAGGCCGAAGGCTGAGCAGAAGCCTGCGTACGAAGGGCTATTTTCACCACGCGAAAAGCAGGTCGACCTCGAAGAGGCGATCGCCAAGGCCAAGCCGGAAGGCATCGAAGCCGTCGCCGTGCGCGACCCGCAGAGCGGCCGCGTCTGGTCGGCCAAGGCGGTTCTCCACCCCGATCTGATCGAGCGGGCGGCACAAGACCTTGGCGTGCCAGAGGACAAGGCAGCGGACCGCCTAGAGCTTGGTTTCAAGAGCGACCGGGGCAGATTCCTCACGCGCGCCGAGGCGAGCGCCCTGGTGGGCGCCGGCGAGCTCCACGCGACCGAACTGAGTTGGACCCAGCGGGAATTGGCGGAAGCCGGGGTCGAGTCGTATCCCGGGGCTGCCAAAGCCAAGGCGCCTGTTACGCCAGCCGTAAGGGCGCCTATTGCAAAAGCGGCCGCCGCACCCAAAATTAAGAAGCAAGGCGCACCTGCTGCCCCCTCACTCTTCGATTGGGAAGAACGCAACAATGAGCGTCCAAGAACTCAAGGCGATGGCGAGAAAACACTGGGAGGAATGGCTCCCGGACCGGGTGAAGGACCTCAAGTCACAAGGGCGCCTGAACGAGTCCTTGCAGGGAGCGGCGGACAGCGCGCAGACGGAGATCGAGCACCTGATGAAGCTGGGCTACCAGGAATTCGAGGCCAAGGAAGTCGCCCTGCCGAAGTTCATCCTGCTGCCGCCGGAGCCGGATCAGGACGGCCTGGACGAGGAAATGCGGCAGGAACTGGCGGAGAAAGAAAGCCAGTACCGGAAGTTCCCACCGGTCCAAACGTAAAGCCGGCCGAGCGCCCGACACTTCCGGCAATCAATTACCGCATTACGGACGAGACCGAACTCGGCAAGGGCTCGGAAGGCGTCAAATTCCGCGACAACATCGCGGCCATCCAGGCGCTCAAAAACATCGAGCGCGAGGACCGCCGCGCGACGCCCGAAGAGCAGCGCCAGCTTGCGCGCTATGTCGGGTGGGGCGGACTGGCCAATGCCTTCCCCGATCTCAAGGGCGCATTCAAACCCGACTGGAAAGATCGTGGCGAGCAGCTCCAAGGTCTGCTGAACAAGGACGAGCACAGGGCCGCGCAGCATTCGACGCTCGCCGCGCACTACACGTCCAAGACCGTTATCGACGCCATGTGGAAGGCGGCGCAGCGGCTTGGCTTCAAAGGCGGCCTCTCGCTCGAAACGTCGCTCGGCACCGGCAATTTCATCGGCTTGGTGCCTGACGCGATCGCCGGCAAGACGCGCTTTGTCGGCGTCGAACTCGATGGCGTCACCGCGCGTATAGCAAAATTGCTATATCCGCAGGAAACGGTACTGCACTCCGGCTTCCAACGGGTGCCGATGCCGGACGGCGAATTCGTACTGAGCATCGGCAATCCGCCGTTTGGCTCCGAATCCCTGCGCTTCCAGCATAAGCCGGCGCTGCAGGGCTACTCGATCCACAATCAGTTCTTCCTGGCTGCGCTCGATGCTCTACAGCCGGGCGGTCTGCATATCGGCGTTGTCTCTCATTTCTTGATGGATGCGCAGGATCAGTCCGCACGCCAGGCAATGGCGGTGAAGGCCAACCTGCTCGGCGCCATCCGCCTGCCTGATACCGCGTTCAAGGAAAACGCGCGGACAGAGGTGGTGACCGATATCGTGCTGATGCAGCGGCGCACGCCGGCTGATGAGAGCCAGATGGCCGAGTTGGTGCGGCTCGCGAACACGCCTGGGCACGGCAAGGAAGCGCAGGACGCCCGCGCGGTAGCGCGCAAAAAATTGACCGACGAAGCGCCATGGATTGAGACCGACAAGGTCCGTGACCCGCTCGGCGGCGAGCCGATGACGGTCAACCAATACTTTGCAAAGCGACCGAAGATGATTGTCGGTCGGTTGGAGCGCTCTGGCACGATGCGGGGCAAAGAGGAAGTCAACGTCAAGCTGGCTAAGGACGCCGATTTTGCCGGCATGCTAGACGCCGCTGTCGAGAACCTTCCCAAGAACAAGATCAATCTCGACAACGAGGCGATCGACAACACGCTAGAGCGCTACAAGACGCTCGCCGATAGCATCCAGATTGCGCTCGCCGGCCATGAAGTCGGCCATGTCGAATTCAACGACCGGGGGCAACTGACCCAGATCAGCGAGCGCGAAACTCCGTCCGGCGATTACGAGCCGACGCGCCGCGTGCTCAACGCGCAGTCGCCGTGGTCCCGCAAACTGCTGATGGACCCCAACGGGCAATGGTACACGCTGGAACCAAAGCTCAACGCCAAGGGCGAAAAGGTAAAGACCGGATTGCGCCTGGTCTATGAGCGCAAGACGTTCCCCGATAACAAGGTCCCGGAAAACCTGCGGCTCGGCCAGCAGCGCTATGACCGGCTGGCCGATCTCGCTCGCCTGCGCGATCTCACCCGCAAACAGATCGTTTTAGAAACGCAGGACGCGCCGCCTGCGGATATGGAGAATAATCGCGGGCAGCTTGCGGCGTCCTACCGCGCGTTCACAGGCAAGCACGGCTTGCTGCATGAGCCGAGCAATATGCGGCTGCTCAACGAAATGCCGGACGGTCCGCTGCTCATGTCGCTGGAAAGCGGCTACCGCCCGGCCGTGACGACGGCCAAAGCCGCGCGCACCGGACAGCCGGTGCAGAAGCCATCGGCCAAGCCATCTGCCATCTTGTCTCGCCGCGTCGTGCCTAAATATGAGCCGCCGACCAAGGCCGAAACGGTTGGCGACGCCATCGGCATTGTCCTGTCCGAACGCGGGCGCATGGACCTCGCGCGCATCGGCGACTTGCTCGGCATCCCGGAGGACAAGGTTCCCGAGAAACTGAGCGAGGGGGACAAGCCGCTTGCCTTCCTCAATCCGGAAACAAAGGATTGGGAAGCGCGCCACGATTATCTCACCGGACCCGTGCGGCAGAAACTCATTGCCGCGCGCGAGGCTGGCCTCGCCAAGAACGTCAGCGAACTCGAAGCGGTACAGCCCGAGCGATGGGGGGCCGATAAGGTCACGCCCTATGTAGGGTCTAATTGGATACCGCCGAAGGTTTACGAGGATTTTGCCAAGCAACTGCTTGGCGTCGACGGTGCGGCGGTCAATTACTCGAAGGCCACCAATTCGTTCAACATGCTCACCGACGAATACGGGGGGGATAAGCAGGCGGAGTGGGGCACCCCAGACATGCCAGCGGATGCGATCCTCCGTGGCATGATGAATTCGCGTATTCCAAAGGTGATGCGCGAAGTGAGCGACGGCAACGGTGGCACACGGCGCTACGAGGACAAAGAGGCGTCATCCCTCGTCGTGCTCAAGGCGAACGAGATCGCGAGCGCCTTCGCCGATTGGGTCTTCCGTGACGCCGATAGGCGCAACCAGCTTGTCGACATCTTCAACGACAAGTTCAATACGCGCGTGCAGCGCCAGCATGACGGCGCTTTCCTAGCCCTCCCCGGCAAAAACCCGGAATATGGTTTGCGCCGCCATACCCGCAACGCCATCCGCCGCGGCATTTACGAACGCAATATGCTGGTCGACCATTGCGTCGGATCGGGCAAGACGTTCCTGGCGATCGCCCGCGCCATGGAGCGCAGGCGCATGGGGCTGTCGCGCAAGCCCATGGTGGCCGTCCCCAACCACCTGGTCGAGCAATGGGCTGCCGAGGCGCACCGGCTCTATCCAGGCGCCAAGGTGCTCGCCGCCGGCAAAAACCAATTCAATCGCCAGAACCGCCGCAAGCTCTTCGCCAAGATCGCTACGGGGGACCATGACCTTGTCATCGTTCCGCATTCCTCTTTCGGCTTTATCGGGATCTCGCCGGAGACCGAACTGCGCTTCCTCGAGGATCAATTGCGGGTGGCGCACGAGGCGGTACAGGCCGCGGCGGAGGAAGCAGCCGCTTCCGGCATCGGCGGCTTCCGCAAGCCGTTCACGGTCAAGGAAGCCGAGCGCCTGGTTACCAATATTGAGACCCGCATGGATGCGCTCCGGTCCGCGCGCCGAGACAATATGCTTAGTTTCGAGCAGATGGGCGTCGATGACCTGACGGTCGACGAGGCGCACGAATTTAAGAACCTGTTCTATTCCTCGCGCATGACCGGCGTGCGCGGCATGGGAGACAAGACCGGCTCGCAAAAATCGTTTGACCTTTACAACAAGGTCCGGGTGCTCAACGAAAGCCCGACGGGCACGGTTACGTTTTTGACGGGCACGCCGATATCTAACAGCGCCGTCGAAATGTATACGATGATGCGCTATCTCGCGGCGAAGGAACTGCGCGAGCTTGGCATTGAGCATTTCGACGCATGGCGCTCGCAATTCGTGTCTGCCGAGCCGAAATGGGAGCCAACGGAATCGGGTGGCTTGAAGGAAGTCACGCGCTTGGGCCGCAACTGGTCGAACATGCGCGCGCTGATGGACCTGTATTATTCCTTCACCGACTCGGTCACTCAGGAAGACATCAACAAGTGGTACGCCGAGGATAACGACGGCGCCGATTTCCCCATTCCGAAGGTCGTTGGCGGCGGCCGGCAGACGACCGTCGTGCAGCCGACCCCGGCGCAGCAAAGCATCCTGCACCAGGTCATCGACGGCTTTAACGACCTGCCGAACGAGCCTGACCCCGATGTGCGCAACGCCGAGCGCCTGCGGCTTATGGACCGGGCGCGCAAGGTGTCGCTCGACGCCAGAGCCGTCGACCCCCGCAATCCCAGCAAGGAAGAGGGCGGCAAGCTCGAGGCGATATCGGACCAGGCCGCGCGCATCTATCACAAGTGGACGAAAGACCTCGGCGCCCAACTCATCTTCCTCGATCGCAGCGTGCCGAAGGCCAAGGGCGACGACAAGATCATCAAGCAATACGATGATTTGATTGCGCGGCGCGATAAGGCCGTCGCCGACAAGGACGAGGGCGCGTTTCGCGCGGTCATTGACGACCTGGACAAATTCAACGCCAACGAGATCGAGGCTCTGCGGTCGGCCCAGAACGGCGGCTGGAACGCTTACGACCAGATCAAGAAAAACCTCATCGCGCGCGGTGTCCCGGCTGACGAAGTCCGCTTTATCCAAGAGGCCAATAACGACGCCGAAAAGCAGGCCCTGTTCGATGCTGTCAATGACGGCCGTATCCGGGTGCTGATTGGCTCTACCCAGCGCATGGGCGCCGGCACCAACGTCCAGGAGCGCCTTGTCGGGCTGCACCATGGCGATGTGACCTGGAAGCCGTCAGATATCGAACAGCGGGAAGGCCGCATTATCCGGCAGCTCAACAAATTGCTGGACAAGTACGGCAAGGATTTTGCCGTCGAAATTCACAACTACGTCACCGAGCGCACGGTCGACGCCAAAATGTGGGATTTGAACTCCGAAAAACTGCGCATGATTAACGGCATCCGTAAGTACGACGGCGCCTTCAACATGGAGTTTGAGGACGAGGACGCCGTAGGCATGGCCGAGATCGCGGCCTTGGCCTCCGGTGATCCATTGCTCATGGAGCGCGTGAAGCTCGGCGGCGAAATTGAAAAACTGGAAATGCAGGAACGCGGCTTCCGCCGCAAAATGTTCGGCATTGAGGACGCGGTGGCTGGGGCACAGCGCGCCATCACCGACTACCCCGCCAAGATCGTGGAAGAGAAAGCGGCGTCCGACGATATGTATCGGCGGGTCGACGCGCTCAAAAAGGCAGTCGACGCCCGCAGCGTCACGATCGATGGCAAAACGTACAAGTCGCGCATGGAAGCGACGGTCGCCGCGACCGACCGCATTGCGGAGATCAGGGGCGCTGACGAGGGCGCGAAATACTCGATCAATGTCGACGGCGCCGACCTCACCAACAAGGAGACGATCCACGCAGCGATCGCCAGCGCCTTGGGAGATCAGGAGCCGTTCGAGGCCAAGATCGGCGGGGAGACGGTCCGCGGTCGCTACGCCGCGGCCCACGCCATCCTCGAAAAGGTTCGTCCGATTATTTCGGAGATCACGGTCGAAAACCCGGAGCACACGGTAAAGCTGGGGACCATGCTGGGTGCTGATTTGGAAGCGACCGCGCGCCGCTCGGCTGCCGACGACTTCTACGTGACGCTGGCCCTGCGCCAGGACGGCCGCACCCTAGCTGCCGCGCAGACGTCGGGCCCGGTCAGCCGAAAAGAGCCGGCGCCGGCGACAATAGCCAGCGGCATCCGCAACCTCGAAAAGGACATCAACAATATCCTGCTTTCGCGCGGCGCGCTGATGCAGTCCCGCGTGGACGCCGCGAAAAAGGATCTCCCGGGATTGACCGCCCAGCTTGGGCAGACCTTCCCGCAGGCCGAAAAGCTGGTGGCCTTGCGCGATCGCCAGCGCGATCTCATCAATGAGCTCGATAGGCGGACCAAAGAGGCCGAAGGCAAAGGTGGGCCGCTCCCGACGCCGCCGAAACTCATTGGCGCCGGCGGCCGCCCCGTCGACGCCAAACTGACGGGCGTCGATGCGGAACAAGACGCGTTTCTCAAATCCAAGGGGATGACCTGGGAAGAAGCCGCGGCTCTGAGCAACAACCACCTGCGCCAGCTAGATCGCCAGTGGAGCGACGAGCACCCTGGCGAGCATGTGCCGCTGGTGCGCGTTGAGCGCTTTGATCCGGCTGATATCGAGGCCGATCCGGCGCGCTTCCAATACAGGGACAACGTGGTCAACGCGGAGACCGGCGTTACCGACAAGCCGATGCAATCCGGGTGGCAGCAAACCGCGCCGATGGTCGTCTGGCAGGATAAGGCAGGAGGAAATTTCGTCGTCGACGGGCACCATCGCCTTGAGCGCGCGAAGGCGCTTGAAGCGGCCGGCGAGAAGGTGCCGCTCGATGCCATCACCTTGCGCGAGAAAGACGGCATTACGCCGCAAATTGCCAAGGATTTTGGCCAGCGCCGCAATGAGCATCGCGAGGCCAACCGAGACCTGCGCGCAATCCCGGACGTCGACGATTATTTCGCGGCGGTGAAAGAGCGTCAGGAAGCCAATTCGGAAGCTGGAATACCCATTCGCGCCGCCAATTCGGCCGAGACTGGAGTGCAAGCGGTTGGCATGAATTCGTCGGCGGACGCACCGCCCTCGACCCAGCCTTTACCCGGCTCCCATGTCTCGACCTTTAGCGAGCCGCCGGCCATTTTCAGCAGCCGCGAGACGCCGCCATCGATCTTTGAAGGACCGACCAGGACGGTGAAGTTCTCGGATTTCTCGTTGGGTGCCATCGATCCAGCCTCTAAGAAAAATATAGTACAAGGGTCGAGCGATTTCAACGCTTTGCACGCCGAGGCGCAAAAAAACAAGGCCAGCCTTCTCAATAGGTTAGAAGAAATTGCGCGGGACGTACCAGGCGCAAAGGTCTATGGCGCCCGAGTCAAGGACTTGCCGGGCCTCGTCGAGAAGATCACGGCCAAGGGTCGCGCTCCCAATACGATCTCGGACTATCTCGGCGCGCGCGTCATCGTTGACAGCCCGGAGGCCATGCACGCCTTCATCGATCGCCTCGATCGGACCGGCGCCATTATTGAGGCCGAGAATTTCATCCGGTCGAGCAAGTTCGGATACCGCGCCTATCACCTGCAAGTCGGGCTTGGCGACGGCATGTCGGCGGAGCTGCAACTGGTGCCGCGTCCGCTTGCCGATGTCATGAGCGCTTCGCACGCGCGGCGACAGCCTGTGAAGCGGCTTGTCGCCGGAAAATCTCCGGCAGACGACGCGCGCATCGAGCGCGCGTTGGCCGCGTCAACCAAGATACTGGACACCGCCTGGGCAAAGGCACCGGAGGCGTGGCGCACCTATGATGAGGATCAGCACCAGCAGCCGGCGGCGTTCGCAGAAGAAGCGCCGCAGGGCTGGACCGGCGCCGACACCCTTCCCGACTACACCCGCGCCTATACCGATCTTGGGCCGTTCCGCGCCGAGCCGGGACAGCCCTTGGGGCGCCAGGCGCAGGCCCACGTCATTGAGCGCGGGCGCCGCACCGGGCTCGAGCACATGGTCGCCTTTGACGAGGGCGGCAACGTCCTCGCCAATGGCCATGGTTCGCACCACGATATCGAAGTGCCGGCAAACCTGATTGCCGCGCTGGACAATCCGAAGTCCAGGATTGTGGTGCACCATAACCATCCGTCCGACGGCTCATTGAGCACGGTCGATATTTCGCAGCTCGCTAGGCCCGGCTTGGCGGCGATCTGGGCGCATGGCCACAACGGCATGGTCAGCCGCGCCTCACTCACGGAGTACGCACGCCAGCGGTTTGCCAATGACAGCACCGACAATTTTCGCAAAGCGCTTTATCGCCTGAGCGATATTGTCGGCGACTCCTTCCTGGCGCCGCTGCGCAAGGCAGTCGATGGCGGACTCATTACCCCTAAACGCGGCGATCACCTTTACGGCTATATGCTCGGGCTGGCGCTGCACCGCGCCGGCGTCATCGACTACAGCACCAACCACGCGGAATTCGCCTCCGATCTCGACCGCCTCGCCCTCGGCCCATATATCGATAAAGCGGCCACGGCCACCGCAGGAGTTCTTTTCAATGACCCACGCTCCATCCTCACTACGGCTGATCGACGAGCCGACACCACTCGCCACATTGCCGATCTGGGAACGTCATTTGACCGCACTGAGGCTCTTGCCGGCCGATACCGACCTCAAGCCGGAAATGATCTCGCGCGCCGAGCAAGTTATCGCCCGCAAGAAGGCGGACCGGGCCAACTAAGACTGCCGGGATTTGCGGAGAGCGCGTCCAAGTTTGGCGGCGGCAAAAAACCGCCGCGGCCGCCAGGCGCTACACCGGACGATCCGCAGCATCCGGCATCGCGGAGCATCCGCAGCAAGATTGCCGATGCGCTCGGCTCTGAGTTTGCCTTGGCCGCCAAGGAGAAATTGCAGGACTACAACGCCCGCGTGGAAAAGCTGCAAAAAGAGGGCGAGCGCCTACAGAACATGACGGAGGCGCGCGCCCACGGATGGGTATCGGACAACCCGGAGAGCCCGCTGCCGGACAACCAGCAATTCTACACGCTCAAGCGTCTCTTCCCAGGCAAGCGCGACAACGTGCGCCGGGCCTTTTACTCCAAGCACTTTTTGCCGCTGCGCGACCTGATCCGCAAGTCAGGCATGACGAAGGAACAAGCCGGGGACTATCTCTATTACAAGCACGCGCCGGAGCGGAACTTAAACGTCGGCAAGCTCTATCCCGGCAAGACGTTCTCGCATGGCCAGGGCGATCCGATCAGCGGCACCATCAAGCCGGCGCACCCCTTCAACGAAGCCATGCGCGATGAAACCGTTGTCGGGGCCTCCGGCATGTCGACGAAGGCCGCGCGCGAGGGCGCTGCGGCGATGGAGAACGGGCCCAAGGGTGCGGCGTTCAAAGAGCTTGGGCGGCGGGCTGCCGCCATCCGCCAGTTCATCCATGAGCAATATCTGCGCGGCCATCTGGAAAGCGCAAAGACGCTCGCCGAATGGCACCGCACAAGCCCCAATTATGTCCCCCTGCGCGGCTGGGAAGATACTGCCGATGCAAAGCCCTTCGCCGATCAATTCAGCGGGCGCGGCGGCGGTGATATCCGCGGTGGCGAGTCCAAGCGCGCGCTCGGGCGGCGCACCAAAGCCGATAACCCACTTGTCGGCCTGATCGACCAGGCCTATCGCGCTGTCGATCGGGCGGAGAAAAACCTTGCCCTGATCGGCATGGGGCGCCTGCTGCAGGGCATCGGCCCGGAGGGGCGCAAAGAGATCGGCGTTGCCTTTGAACGCGGGCGCCCGAAGTCGGTCGTCGATCCCGGCACTGGGTTGGTTAAGACTGTTGACGACGCCTTCGACGCCATGCGCGAGAACGCCGTCCACTTCAAGCACAACGGCAATGACCATTACGCCGTGTTCGACGACCTCAAGCTTGCCCGCGCCATCAAGCGCTGGTCGCCGTGGTCGGTTGCGCCGATCGAGTTGGCAAACCGGATCATGGGCAAATGGAAGAGCGCCCTGACGCATTACAACCCGCTCTTTATGCCGCGGCACATGGCGCGGTACTACATCGAGGGCCTCGCCAACTCATTCGAGCAGATGGAACACGGCTCGTTTAAGCCGATGAAATACGCGATCGACGCGTTCCCGCTCATCGGTCCGGCGACGCGGGCGATCATCGCGCGGGAGCGCGGGCAGCCGGCCGGCGAACTCGGCCAGCATTGGGACGAAATGAAAGCCGGCGGCGGCGCGTCATCGCTCTTTTCAATGCGCGATTACGACGAGCTGCTAACGCGCCTGAGCAAAGAAGCAAAGGCGATAGGCCGCAAGGGGTACGACCCGCGCGAGATTATGTCGATGGTGACGGAAGCCGTCGATAAGTTCACGTCCATGATCGACAACTCGACGCGCCTCGCCGCCTTTAGCCAGGCGCGGAAGGCTGGAAAGACAATTCAGCAGGCTTCCCTTGTCGCCAGGGAGGCGACAGTCGATTACAACCTCAAGGGCGATTGGGCAAAGGTGCTCGGCACCTGGGAGCCATTCCAGAACGTCGCTACGCAAACCGGCTACCGCATGGGGGCGTCGCAAGGGCGCTCCCGCGTCATGCGCAAGGTGTTCCTTGGCATGACCGCCATCGGCTTTTTGTTGGGCATGTGGAACTACTACTTCGCCGGCGAGGACAAGGACAAAGTCCCATTCTTCGACAAAATACCGGAATGGACGAAGAGCAAGGAGCTTGCGCTTTATGTCGGCCTCACCGATTCCAAGGGGCGCCCGCAGCCAATCAGTTGGCCGGCGCCGTTTAACTATGCCTTCCCGGTCACCGCCGGATACGGCCTCGCCAGTCTATTCTTCAACCCGCATAGCTGGCCGCGCCAACTGGCGATGGTCGTTAAATCCTTTCTGTCCTCGTTCTCGCAAATTGGCGAAGATGGGCTCTCCTGGCACAATCTAGCGCCGGCGCTCATCCGGCCGATCATGGATCTCGGTTTGAACAAGTCGTGGACCGGCGGAATGATCCACACCCAACCGGAATGGCAAAAGGGTCCGAACGCTCAATCCGGTTTCCGGTTTACCGATCCGGTATGGAAAGAGGTCGCGCAATTCATCAATAATCACTCAGGCGGTACAGCAAGCCGTTCTGGGCTTTTGGATTTCTACCCGGAGGATATCCATTACCTCATCAATTCGTTCTTCGGCGGTCAAATGCGGGTGGGCGAAGATATCGCCGCTGTCTCGAGTGCTGTAGCAAAAGGTCAGCCAATTCCGCTTACAAAGGTCCCGATCGGCAGTATTTTCTACGGGACCGACTACGATAAATCTGACCAGGCAGCACAGCGCGAACGAGTGCACCAAGGCAACCATCCTTGGGAGCGGCCGATTTTCGGCATCGCCAGATAACTCAGAGGAACAGATATGGCTTCGATAGGTCCGCGCCGGGCATCGCCGGCGCTTGTCTGGTTGGTCGCTGTTCTGAGCGCGGCCGTACTTGTCATATACCTATGCCGCTGGTCGCCGGCGCAGGCACGCGACTACGGGCAATATGCCGACGCCGCGCCGGCAGTGCGCGATTGGTACAAGGCGCAGGAATTAACGCCGGCAGCGCAACAGCGATTTGCCTTCAAATCTTGCTGCGATAATTCGGACGTTGTCCGAACCCAGTTCCGCGTCAACTCTGGCTCCGGCGCCGACGAATGGTTCTGGCTGCACGACGGTAAGTGGGAGCGCATACCGGACGACGTAATCCATTGGGGCGAAGTCGCACCGGGGGGCCAAGCCGTCATGTTTGCGCTCGATGGGCGCCCGACGTGTTTCTACCCGGCCGAAAGCGGCAATTAAGGCATCCACCATGTTCTCCAATCTTCTAATCCCAGAATGGCGTACCGCCCATCAACTATGGAGCGTCCGCGTAGCGATCTTCTGGACGCTGGTAAAGGCGATCGCTTCGATCTGGTTTGCCTTCGCCGGCTATATTCCGCTGTCGTGGCTGGTAGCAGGCTCGATCTTCATTGAATTGTCCCTGCTCGCCGCGCGCCTCACCAAACAGCCAGGGATCGACGAATGACCGATACGACAGTATCGATTCCCGCCGCCGCGCGCGGTCGCGCTCCGGCTGGCGCCGTCGCCATAACCGTCGCCTTTTTAGGTGTCTGGGAGGGCTGCGATCATGTTGCACGCCACCAGGCGATCGACCCGTCTGGCGTCATCACCTATTGCAACGGACTGACCAACTACGACGACAAGAACGTGCGTCCGGGGCAGGTGTTCTCCGACGCCGATTGCGCGAGGCTCCTGGCCGGCGCGCTCCCGCGCTACATCAAAATGGTCGATCGGCAGATCAAGGTGAAGATGCCGCCACACCGCTATGCCGCGGTCCTGTCGTTCACCTTTAACGAGGGCGAAGGCACGCTGCACAAGTCGAGCATCCGCGTTGACCTCAACGCCGGCCGCGTTCCGCAGGCTTGCGAGGACTTCCTCAAATACGACATAGCCAACCACAAGGTCTTGGTTGGCTTGGAAAATCGGCGCCGCGCCGAGCGCCTCTACTGCCTCCGAGAGGATTGAAATGTTCGACCATCTCACAATCAAGCTCGCCTTTGCCGGCATCGGGCACCTGCTCGCCGACTATTCCATTGCCTCGCTCGTTGCCGGCGCCCTGCTCGTCGGCTCGTTCTTCGTCGACGAGGTGCCGCTGTTGGGCAAGGTGAGTGCCGACATGCGGTGGGCTGCGGTGTTCATCATTGGGTGCCTAGTCTGGGGCGCGCATATCCAGCACGACGACGACCTGCGGTGGATGGCCAAGCAGACCGTCATCAATGGTGCCGTGTCACACGCAACCACGAAGCCAAACGTCGATCCGAATAAGGACAAGTTCGACAGCCCGGAGTAATGCCGCCATGAGAACATTTCTGCTTCTGCTGCCGCTTGGCCTGTTACTGGGCGGCTGTGCCACTACCGATGGAGCGCTCTCGATCATGGCTCCGGTCTGCCAAGCGCTGATCGGCCCAATCCATTACACGTCGCACAACGCCAAGAGCCCACGCTATGCGGCGGCGGCTCTTGCGCCGGATCTGGCGGCGAGGAACAGCGTCGGCGAACGCCTACACTGCCCTGGCTATTGATCTAGGGTAACGCCATGACAAACCTCAAAAAAGGACGCACCGCCGACAGGCGATGCGATGGAGACCAGACCATGTCTATGACAACGCAAGAGGTCGAGCACATCGCCGTAACCGCCGCAAAAGTCGCGGTCAACGAGACACTCAGGGTTCTCGGCATCGACGTGAGTAACCCGTTTGAGGTGCAGCAGGACATGGCGCATTTGCGGTTCTGGCGCACGGCGTTTAACGGCGCCATCGGCCGCTTGACGATGATTGGCCTCATCGGCATGTTCGCCGTATCCGCATTCATCGCGGTAATCAAGTTTCGCTAATCCCGGCTAACATGCCGGCTTAGGTGGCCCACACCCACCTGTCTGAGAGCGACCACTCAAGCGCCCTGGCTTCGGCCGGGGCGCTCTTTTTTTATTCAGTTGTGATTGTCTTGCGGGTCATATCTGGCGATGACTATCGCCAAGGCAAAGACAAAAAACCCTGCTGCGAGGGGGATCGCGGTGATCAGCCACATGACTTGGCCCCTATGTTCAACAAAGCCGTAGGCAGCAACATTGCTGCCAGCGGCGTGGTTAGTAGGAAGATTGCCAGCGACGAAGCGAAGCCAATGAAGCAACGCAATATGCCGTCGCCATTTGAGTTGGCAACAAAGCCGATGCTCCCTGAAAACCAAATCAGGGAAATAAAAGAGATAACCTGAATAGCCATCATCATCGGCGGGCCTATTTCGCCAACGCGGCGACCTTCTGTTCGTGGTAATAGTCCTGAGCCTCTTTCGCGGCCTCGGTCGCAATGCGTTCCAAAAGATCGCCAGATAAAACTTGCCCCAGGCCGGACGGCGCGACTGAGATATAGCCGCCGTTTGATGCGGGTATTTTTCGGATGCGGCGCTCGATGCGCGTATGAAGCGGGGTGTTCATTGGGGCGGCCTCTATATCCAAGTTAGAGTTCAAGGGCAGCGCGAGCGAGCGCAGGGCCTTTATGGCCCATGCACTTCTCAGTGAAGTAGACGCCGCTCACGCTAAAATTCTCCGCTTCGTCAAGTAGCTTTTCGAGAGCGTTGGTTAGCTGCTCAATCTTGTAGTCTCGGCTCATCAACTTGGTGCCGATTTCGGAAAACTCGTCATAGCCGAGCGTGACGGTTTCCGGCTTCTCGCGCGAGAATAAAGCAATACCCGGCTCGCAGCAGTTGACCGCTACAGCCTCCATGCCGATCCCGTTATCGACGTAGTGGTAAGGGTCATGGCCGCAGAATGGGCATCGTTCAGACATTCGGGGGTCTTTCTACAGGATGAACAAGAGACTGGCGTAGGCGGCGAGGGCGAGTAGTCCGACCCACCCCGGCACCGTGCCAGACACGTCAACCAATCCGACGAGCAGCGCGACCGAAAACAGCGTCAGGCCAAGGAGGGCGATCAATATCCACGCTGGCGTCTTGCTGATTTGGCTTAGGTCGTGTCGCATCGGGGGAAATCCTTCAAGTCTTGTCTCGTTTCAGTTTGCCACAGTGTGGGCAGCGCCGATCATAGACCTCTATCGCGCAAGGCTCGCAGTACCAGCTTTTCGGCTTGCGCGGCATCGGCCTCTACTGACTGGCGTATTGCATCGGCGATGTGCTTGCCAGTTGAAGGCACCATCGCATTACCCGGTGGACTGCCGGGGCGCTCGTAAATGTAGAGAAACTGTGCAGGAAATTCCTCTGCAATCTTGGCGCACCGCTCGCGCTCGGCGGCAATCGCGAAGGCTATATCCTCGCGCAGAATTGCATGCCGGTTCATAATGTCGCTGGCTTGGTTTAGATCACTATCGAATATGGCGATTGGCATGGGTGGGGTTCCACATTCAGATTTTGTTGACGGTTTCTGGCATAAGGAGTTTTTTCATATAGGCTCGATGTTCTGCCCATCCTATTTGCCGCCCTATATCGTGCCCGCGCTGGTAAGCAGCGGCTACCGCCGCTTCAAGTTCTGACCGATACCGGCACCACGCCGCCTTGAAGGCAACGGCCTCCGCGCCGTCGATCCAAATTGCGTTGGCCCAACTATCAACCTCGTGATCCCATTTGGTGTGCTTGGTCACGACCACGAGGCCAAGAGAATTGTCGGTTTCGATGTGTTGCACATCGGCCAGCGGGACGATCACGTTCTTGCCGCTGTAGATGCTTTCGGTCACAGTCTGCATTTCGGGGCCTATTCCTTCAAGGCTGTGGTGGCTGCGCCATAGCAGAGTGAAATGTCTAGCAGCATTTGATCCCGGCTTCGTTCTCTGGGGGAAAGTCCCCTGGCGATAGTTTCAAGCGCCGCACACAGCCGTTTTATTTTGGCGTCCTTGTTGTCTTGGTCCTGGGCAGCTTTGCACGCTTCTGTAAATTCACCCATGATCGGGCCTAACTTGTCTGGCGGATTGCATCCGCGATGTGCTTGCCAGTTGAAGGCACCATCGCGTTACCCGGAGGACTGCCGGGGCGGTCATAGATATGAAGAACCTGCGCCGGGAAATCTTCCGCGATCTTGGCACATCGCTCGCGCTCGGCGGCGACGGCCAGCGTAATAACTTCCACCTTCTTGGCGTAGGGTTCGTTTTCGGTTGTTGGCATTTTGGACCTATTCCTTCAAATTTGCGAGCGCGTTGATTGCGGCCAAGCGGGCGGAACGGAGGCCCTGCACAAAAGCCTGCTGTGCGGCGTGGACGTGTTCCGAGTAAAAGCCCTCGGCGCTGATGCCGTCCCTCGGCTCAGCGTCAATTCGTTCCTCGATGCGGTCGAAGATTGCGCGCTGCTGTGGCGTTTTGCAGATCATGGGCATCGGACCTATCGTGACAAGTTGCGGATTGCCTGCCCGCGACTGATGAGAGATAACTGCATCAGGCAATGGCGGCACGGTTGCGTGTAGGGGCTGTAACCTTCGTCCCGGCAGGTATGCGAGTCAGTATCTGCGGCAACTGCGCTGATGCGGCTTTCGATTGCCTTTAATTCCGTTCGGTGTGCTGCGTTCATTTTCGGGGGCTCTATTAACTGCCAGCCCACAGGCCGACAACGCGCCCGTGAACTGTGATGTATCGCTTGTAAATGTTGTCGCTAAATTCGATCCCTTGGCAGGGAATTTTGCGCCCGAAAATCTCGACGGTCGTTTGGCCGTGTACGGGTGAGAGCGCCGGGTGGAGTAGAAGTTCGCTGCCGCGATTGACACACCGCTTCACCACCGGGTCGCGGTCCTTGATCTGCACAAGGTAAATGCCGTTGTCTTCGACTTCGGTTTGAGCGGCGTCGATTACCACTTCCATGTCGGGAAAGTTATGACCGCCGGGGCGGCGTTCCAAAGCGCCTGAAAGCTCGGTGATTCCTTGCAGCATTTTCGGGGCGTCCTCTAACAGTCGGTGTCCAATTCTCACGACCTATATACGCCCTTGCTATTGACTTGTCCAGACCCAAACTGTATTATCTGGACAATGGCAAAAACAGTCCACATGAACCGCCGCGCCTACATCAACCCGCTGCCCGGCTATTCGGAAGCGGCGCAGCGTGCCGATATTCTAAACAGCGGCCCGATTGACGAATGGTACGTCGAAAGCCAGCGCGTTACCCGCGCCGACTTCATCAAGCACCTGCGGGCCGGGGATCGCGCCGTAGTTGCCAACTTTGCCTGCTTGGCGAAGGCGCACGGCAGAATCGACAGCAGGTTGTCTGACCTACTGGAAGCTGCCGGGGATATCAGGGCCAAGTGCTGCATCCTGATGGCACAGACCGATTTATGGGTCAGTAAGGCGTCATTGGCTGCGGCCCGCGCCTTCCTGCTCAAAGAGCGCAACGTCAAGAACGGGTCGGCCAAGAAGATCAATCTAACCGACGCACAAGTGAAGCGGGTGTTGGAGGTCTGCGACAGCAAGCGGTACACCAACGACCGGCAGCGCCTCACTGCCCTCAAGAAAGAGGGCATAGACATTGGCCGCACGTTCATGGTGACGACCATACCACAGATTGCCCGCGAGCGCGGGATAACGATTTAGGAGCGACCGTGAGTGTTCACTTTAGCAGCAAGACCGACCTGTGGGAAACGCCGCAAGCGTTCTTCGACAAGTACCATGCTCGCTACAAGTTCACGTTCGACGTTTGCGCCACTTACGAGAACGCCAAGTGCGAAAGATTTTATACCGAAAAAGAAAATGCCCTCACTCAGCCGTGGGAGGGCATCTGCTGGATGAATCCGCCCTATGGTCGGACAATCGGATTGTGGATGCGAAAGGCGTTTGACAGTTTCAAGGAAGGCGCAACGGTCGTCTGTCTTGTCCCGGCTCGCACTGATACGAATTGGTGGCACGACTACGCGATGAAAGGCGAGATTGAGTTTATCAAAGGCCGTCTAAAGTTCGGCGGCCACAAAAACTCAGCGCCGTTTCCTTCTGCGGTTGTCGCCTTCGATGATCGCGTGAGAATGTGGAAACATAATTATTGGGATGCCCGTCAAGCATCCCAGTCAAAATAGGAGAATTTAATGCTCAAAGAACTTCGCGGGGCGAACGCTGCACGGCAAGCAGAGTGGGACCCGGACGACAAGATCACGCTCGCCTATCGCGGCAATGAATTGGCTGGCGAGGTTGGTGAGGCCTGCAACGTCATCAAGAAGCTTGCCCGCGAGCGTCTTGGCATACGCGGTAGCCGGTCCACGGTTGGCGATCTTGCCGACGAATTGGCCGATGTAATTATTTGCGTCGATTTGATCGCCATGTCCGAAGGCATCGACCTAGACGCGGCAGTGTCGCGCAAGTTCAACTGGGCCTCAGAAAAATATGGCTTGAAAACTCGGCTCGCCAGCGAGCATGACCGACGCTTGGATATGGAACGGCGAAATCGTTCGCTGCTCGAACAATAATTAGGAGCCGAGCGTGAAAGAGCCGGTCGATCACATCTTGCGCCCGCAGCTTCCTTGGCGCGATGGCGCGAACGCTATCACTGAGTGCGGCTATGACGGCACCAAGGTAAAGACAATTACACGCGATGAGTTTCAGCAGCGTCTAAAAGACTTCGGGCGGCAGCGAACGGCAATGATTAGCTGCATGACTTGTTCGGACACCGCTGGACGTTACGGTACTTGGGACGATGACCCGCGCCGCGCTATCCAGCGCGAGGTCGAATGGGAATGTCGCTGGCGAAACACTAACGAACATGGCCTGCGCTTGAGGGATGAACTAACCGCTATCGCCACCTTGATCGAAGCGCACCGCGACGAGTTTGATGCCCTTGTCTCCGGTAACGAACAGCGCCGCGAGTGGCTTGAGAAAAAGGCGGCGATGCAGAGCAAGCCGAAAGAGTCCACAAAACCACGTTTGATATAGAGGAGTTTGAAATGGCCGGCCTACTCGCTTTAGGACTCCTCGGTATGATTATCTCGTGCGTATGCGCGCTACTGGCGCTCGGAGATATGAACGACCGTTTCAGGGTCATCGTATGTCTGCTCGGCATGGCGTTCGGTGCCGCGCTCTTGTTCGGTGCCATATCTCAGTCGCCGGTTTGAATTAAGAGGAGCCGACCGGCATGTGCAGCACTTTTCTCGGCCCCGGTGAAAGCGGTCCTTGGGCGCGGCTTGGCTGGCGCAAGGCTCGCGCTGGTGATCGGGCGGCGGTCTATACTTCTAGCTGCGTGACTTGTCGCCGCGTTTGGATTTGGCCGCACAGTACAACGCCAAAAATTCCTGCCGTGTTTTATATCGGCACAAGGTAGAGGAGCGACATGCGCGTTCTCGATCTTTTCAGCGGCATAGGCGGCTTTAGCCTTGGCCTAGAGCGCGCGGGGATGCAGACCGTGGCTTTCTGTGAGAGCGAGCCTTTTGCGCGCAAAGTCTTAGCTAAACACTGGCCGGAGATTCCGATTTATGACGATGTTCGCAGCCTTACCGCAGAGCGACTTGTTTGCGACGGCGTTAGCGCCGAAATCATCTGCGGAGGATTCCCGTGCCAAGGAATCTCAACTGCCGGCCAACACAAAGGTCTCGGCGACGACCGATCCGGTCTGTGGTCTGAGTTCGCCCGTCTTATTGGCGAAGTACGACCGCGCTACGCGATTGTGGAAAACGTTGGCACCCTCACGCGGAACGGGCTCGGCCGCGTTCTCGGAGACTTGGCCGAGATCGGGTTCGATGCGGAATGGGATCGCATACCAGCGTCAGCCGTTGGCGCGCCACACCGCCGGGATAGAACCTGGATCGTGGCCTACCCCCAAGGCGCAGGAGGACGGCCGATCTCCTGCGGCGTGGGAGAAGGCACGGATGCGTGGCTACGAAGTCAGGAAAGCGAAGGGCATTTCTTCGGGTGGTCCGGCGAGTTCGCGCGGCTCCTTGTCGGTCGCGGTGCAAATCGCCGAGGGACGCCGTGGGAAGTTGAACCCCGACTGGAGAGAATGGCTAATGGGGTTCCCGATCAAATGGACAGAACTCGCGTGACCGGATTGGCCGTTGTCCCGCAAGTTGTCGAACTAATCGGGCGCGCGATTGTGTGCGCCGAAGGTCTGAATTAAGAGGAGAATTTGATGAGCGCAAAAATAGATGCTCGCACAATGGCGGTTGCTAAAATCATTAGCAACAAAAACGGCCATGCCGATAACTATGCTTGGGAGATTGAAGGCGGTGGCTTCATTCCCGCATGGGCCATGTACGTCAGCGAAGCGACGAAGGCAATTGCTCAAGCTGATCTAATTGTCCAAGTCGGCAAGACGAAATAGGAGCGACCGTGCAGCCGTTGGCGATTGATCTGTTTTGTGGCCTTGGCGGCTGGACTGACGGCCTCCTGGCCGAAGGCTATGACGTGATCGGCTTCGACATTGAGCGGCACGAATACGGCGAGCATCGCTACCCGGCCCAACTCGTCATTCAGGACGTTTGCACGCTCCACGGCTCGCAGTTCAAGGATGCCGCCTTGATCGTCGCCTCACCGCCATGCCAAGCCTACAGCTATATGGCGATGCCGTGGAAGCTTGCGAAGGCTAAGGCTAAGGCGATCAGAGCAGACACTACTGGCGAAAAGCTCGCAGCCCTCAATAAACTGTTTAACGAATGCTTCCGCATTCAGCGCGAGGCGTCCCTTGCCGCGGGACAGCACATTCCTATGCTGGTCGAGAATGTGCGCGGTGCTCAGCCTTGGGTGGGTCGCGCTCAAGGAAACTACGGGTCGTTCTATTTGTGGGGTGACGTGCCGGCATCAATGCCGCCGACTTTGAAAGCTGCCAAGGTTCCCGGCTTTCGGTTTGACGGGTCTGGAAAGTCTTTCCAGACCGCCTCCGTGAAACACCACAACGATGCGGTGAAGGTGCCGAGCGACAGCGGGCGCCGTACTGACAAAGGCAAAGGTGCGAGGTTCGCGTCACGCGATTGTGGGATTGAAGGCGCTGGCATAAAAAACGGAAACGATTGGTTTGGCGCTGGCGAGAATTGTTCTGCTCAGCGTCGGCACGGGTCGAAGTCAATCGGTCGCAAGATGGCGTCAGCGATGATCGCCAAGATACCGCTTCCGCTCAGTCGCCACATCGCGGCTGTGTACGCAATCCCTCACGATATTTAGGAGCGACCGTGAGTGTTCACTTTAGCAGCAAGACCGACCTGTGGGAAACGCCGCAAGCGTTCTTCGACAAGTACCATGCTCGCTACAAGTTCACGTTCGACGTTTGCGCCACTTACGAGAACGCCAAGTGCGAAAGATTTTATACCGAAAAAGAAAATGCCCTCACTCAGCCGTGGGAGGGCATCTGCTGGATGAATCCGCCCTATGGTCGGACCATGCTTATCCGGTTGACACCCAAGAACTGTGAGACCCACTAGGGCTAGATGACATGAACGAAGCATTCTTGATCGGCGGCGGTCAGATTCACCGGATCATCGGCGAGCGCGGCGAGACGCCCCCTTGTCCGGAGGCCAAGTTCAAACGCGGCGACGTGGTGAAGGTCCGCCGTAATCAGGCGGTAGGCCATTTCCCGCCCGAATTGATCGTGCTTGTCGCAATCCCACCCGGCTTTTCGCCGGATGACGCGATGGCCGATTTGTTCGGGGAAGCGCGCCCGCTGATGAAGCAGGTTGGCCGCCGCGTCGTCTCCTACATCCTCTGCCGTGAGGGCGACCCTACGGCCTACACCTGCCGAGAGCGCGATTTGCTGCCGAGCGGAAAAGAGGCGGTCGAAATCGGCACAGTTTCGAGGGGCGCGCCATGACGGACGCCGCAAAACGACGTTTCGGGCCGACACCGTGGACTTGCACGGTTTGCGGCGGTGAAAACGAGATGTTCCGCTCGGAGTGCAAACACTGTGAACGCGAGCCGCGCCGGACACTCACTGACGGAACGCAGATTTATCCGGGGCATCGCAGCATCCTGAAGGAAGGCCCGCGCGCGGGCCAGCAAGAGGGGTATGTGGTGCTGGCGGACGAAGAGCGCGCCAAAGGCTTTGTGAGGCCCGTGCGGAGCTCCTATAGGCACCTAAAGTGCGGGACCGTCACGACAATGGGCCAAACGCTGGCGGAAACCTACGCCCGCGACCCCAAATTCTACAGCGGCACGTTCTGCTGCGGTTGCGGCACGCATTTCCCTGTGGGGGAGGCTGGCGAGTTTGTCTGGGATGGGACTAACGAAAAGGTCGGGACATGACGACCAAGCATTCCCCGCTCAGCGCCCTCAAAGCGCAGGCCGACAAGATCGCGGCAACACTAAAGGCAGCCGATCGCGGCGAGAAAATCGACGTGCGGTTTGCCGAAAAGATCGACGCGGCGCGCGGTAAGGACGTTTTCAAGGTCGGAATCGTCATGGATGACAAGGTCATCATGATCGACATGCCGTGGGCGACAATCCGCAGCGCCAGCGAAGCCGGGTTGTCCGAATACATCGTGCGGCAGATGCGGGAGGCGCGCGATGCCGTCAACTGAGCAAACACAACATGTAGGGGGCTCCAATGCCGTTGGGTGTCAACCGGATAAGCATGGGTCGGACAATCGGATTGTGGATGCGAAAGGCGTTTGACAGTTTCAAGGAAGGCGCAACGGTCGTCTGTCTTGTCCCGGCTCGCACTGATACGAATTGGTGGCACGACTACGCGATGAAAGGCGAGATTGAGTTTATCAAAGGCCGTCTAAAGTTCGGCGGCCACAAAAACTCAGCGCCGTTTCCTTCTGCGGTTGTCGCCTTCGATGATCGCGTGAGAATGTGGAAACATAATTATTGGGATGCCCGTCAAGCATCCCAGTCAAAATAGGAG